GCCGAGCCACGCGCGCGGCGGCTGCAGCCGCACCTCGCTCACAGGTTCGGGTTCCGAGGCGACGGCCTGCACCTTCGTGGATTCGTTCATGGGCTCCTGCTTGCCGGAGCGCCCCGGAGACCCTGTCATCGGAGTCCTTGGCGCTCTTTCCGAAGCGCAACAGCACGAGCGCTGCCGCGACGAATGCGGCGACGCCGAGCGCCTCTTGCGCAAGCGTCACCGTTGCATCGATCCGTTCAGCCCGGACCATCAGGTCCCAGGCCTTCGGCGCGACGCTTTCGACGGCGCCGATGGTCTTCCTGATCAGTTCATCGAGCACGGGGGGCATGCATCACCTCACGTCGAAGCTCGGCAGCCCCACCCGCCGCCGGGGGGAAGCGGACGGGCGGAGCGCCGAAGAGAAACCCGCTCCGTTAGGCCGCGCGACGGGCACGACGCGCGACGGACGGGAGCGGGGGGATCGGTTGGGGGATGGTGGGCGCACGGGGAGGATCACGCGCCGCGACACCTCCGCACGGGGCGAGGCGTCACGGAGAGGCGCGATGCGTCGAGCGATCGGCCGAACCGAGGGCGAGCGAAAGCGGAGCGTCGAGGGCGCCATGCGTTACCTCGAGCTCCGATGACGCGAACGGTCCGCGTCGATGCCGGTCCACAGGACGCCGACGCAGGGAAGGATCACGGCGAGGCCGAGCGACGCGTTCATGTCGCCGACGAAGAGCGCAGCGAAGAGACAAGCGAGCCACAGGGCCGCGAGCGCGGAGGCGATCGTGCAGGGCCAGCGCTCGATCACGCCGCCTCCGTTCGCCAAACGTACCCGTTGCGCGTCAGCTCCAGCACGCCCTTCCGGCGGAAGAGGTCGAGCCAGCGCTGCGCGCGCTGCACCGTCCACCCGAGCGCGAGCGCTGCGCGCGTCGAGCTCAGCGGCTCCCCGAGCGCCCGGAGCGCCGCGTAGGCCTCCGCGTGCTCGGGCTTGGCCGGTCGATAGCGCTCCGCTTTCCGGAGCCCTGGATGTGTAGGAATGTGCTGAACATCCGCGCGTTGATGACGGCCGGCGGAGTCGTATCCACCCTCCATAAGCATGACGCTCCGACGTGAATCGACGCTGTCCTTCGCCATCCCGCTCACGCGCACGTGGTTCGTGCTCCGGTTCTCGGAGCGGGCAATCGGGCTCGCGCTGGTCAGAGGGTGAGATGAATCACGCACGGTTGCGCCCCTTCATCCCCTCGATGTCGGATTCGATGGCTTTGCGCTTCCGCCGGGCCGCCTCGGCGGCGCGCTCGTCGAGACGGGCGTCGACCACGCGACGGATCCGTTCGTCCAGGTCCAGCACGCCATGGTCGTGGATGCGGATGCGGACGGGCGGAGCCGCCGGAACGGTCGGATCCGCGCCTCGCCCGGTCCATGCCAGGAGACCAGCCAGGCCGACGACCACGGCCAACATGGCCGCCAGAACGATCCAGTCGAGGGTCGTCATGCTACGCCGCCTCCCGGTCGTCGAGGTCGAGCTCCACCGACGGCCCCGGCGCGACGTGAGGCATCGGAAGCGGCGGCCAATCGTCCCCGATCGACTCGACCAGGAGCTCGAGCTCCGCGGCGGAACGCTCCCGCTCGGCTGCGTCGGGGTCGATTACGTCCAGCAGCAGACCCACGAGCGCCTCAAGGAAGAGCGCCCCGGCCACGGCCAGGGGCAGGACACAGAGCAGCGAGACGAGCATCTACCGCGCCCTCCCCGGCAGCTCCGGCTCGTCGGTGTAGCCGTAGACCTTCACGCCGAACTCATGCTCCGAGTCCGTCGCCACGAAGACCCCTCCATCGGCCTCGCTGGTCATGACGTCGACGACCCGCTCCCCCGAGGCGATGCACGGCTCCAGCTCCTCGGAGACGGCGAGCATGGCGACGGTGAGGGAGGGGCGAAGCATCAGCCGACCTCCACGACGATCACCGTGGGGGGCCGTGGCGCCTTCCCGCGACGCGGGTGGCGCCCCTCATCGAAGCCGATCGACGTGTCCACGAACACTTCGGCGCGCGTCACGCTCTTCCCGACGAGGTGCGCGTCGGCCCATCGAGCCCCGTTCCGGACGTCGCGACGGATCTCCCGCGACGCCGCACCTAGAGCTACGTGGACGAGGCGCCCCGCCATGTCAGCCAGCCCCGTGAGTCCCGGTAGCCGAAGCCGGATCTGGAAACGTCGGAGCCGGGTCGCCGGCCACCTCCGATGCCGGCTCCAGGAGCCCGACGGCACGACGAACCGACTCCTCGGTCGGCTGGTCGCCGGCCCCGGTCAAGAGGTACTCGACCGTGGTCCCGTAGAGGGTCGCGAGCCGGAACAGTGTTTCCCCTGCCGGCTTCTTTCGGGCGCTCATCTCGATCATCCCCACCGCCCCCGCGGTAAGGTGCGCCCTGGCGCCGACTTCCTTTTGACTCAGGCCGGACCAGGCCCTAAGAGTCCGTGCCCGGTCTGCCAACGTCTGTTGCTCGGCCATGTCTCGCAACGAATGTTGCCAGAGCCACAAACGTTGTCAAGGCGCGACGACAACGAACGCATCGACAACAAGTGTTAGCGCGTGGAAAGTTAGACCCGTGGCGTCGATTGCAGATCGGACCGTATGGGTGAAGCTCAACCTCGCGCCGCCCGGGATCTCGTGGAACGACTTCTCCGAGGGACCCGAGATGTCGCGCGGCACGCTGCTCACTGCAGTGAAGCGCATCGTCGAGCGCGGCGAGGAGATAGGTGGACAGGTCGCTACCTGGGTGTCGGTTTCCAACCGCTGGAATGTCGACCTGAATTGGCTCGTGAAGGGAGAGGGGCAGCCGCGCCCTGGAATGGAGGTCCCCGAATCGGCGCTCGCAGGCCTCGCCGCGCGAACGTTCGCCGATGAGGACCGGCGCGGCGGATCACCCGCAAAGGTGATTGTTGGGCCGAAAGAGGCTCCTCCGAACCCGCGGCGGGGGCCCGCGATGCCGCATGAGTTCCGTCACGACGTCGCCGTGCTCGTGCTCGCGAGGCGGAAGCGAACCGGAGATCGCTTCACCAAGGACGAGGTGTGGGCGGGGTTTCGGAGCATGCGGCTCTTGCACGCAGATGATGCGACCGACGAACGGAAGGTCGCGAACGCGGTCATCGCCGCTATCGAGGGCGACGATGAACCGCTCGCTCCTCGAAAGACGGCGAAGGTTCCTCGCCGAGCGCCGTAAGGGCTCGCGCCGCCACGCGCTCGACCTGCTCGTAGGTTAGGCCCGCGCGCAGCAGCAGCACGTCTCGTCTTCCGCGACGCACGAGCACCCCTTCCGGGAAGGGCTCCAGACGCGATACCCGCACGCCTTCGGGCCCGAGCTTCGTCAGCAGAGCCTCGAGCGCTGAAAAATACGGGTACTCCCCACTCTCCTTCACCGGCGCACTCACAGCGGATTTCCTCCCCGGCGGTCCGGCTACCTGCTGGCGGCCGGATATCGGACCCGGAACATAGTCGTTTTTTCCCCACCCGCATTGTGGGCCTTTTGACCACATGGACGGGCCCTGTCCGGGACGTTTGCAACAAACGTTGTTGACAACAATCGTGGCGTGCCTACAATTGTTGTCATGAACGCGCCGCCGCATGCTGGCTCCCGTATCGACCGCTCGGCCGCCCCGGTTTCCGGGAAACGTCCGGAGCGGGATTTTCAGTCCGCCGCCCGCCAGAAGAAGGCCTCCCGCCTTCTCGCGGCCATCGACGCCGCCGCCCTCCAGGTCGGCGTCCCCGTGCCCGCCGGGGACGCCGGCGTCCGCTTCCTCGACCAGGTCGACTGGAGGGAGCTCGCCGGGCGCGCGGATACGCGGGCCCCGTCCCTCGACACGATCGCGCTGATCGCCGAGATCGTCCGGCGCCGGGCCCCGGCCGTGGACCCCCGCGCGGCGGAGGGGCGGGACCTCCGGCGGTCCCTCCTGGGGCTCACCACGTGCTCGTGCGGCACGGAGATCGGGATCGGGGAGCGGCTATGCCCCGGGTGCTGGAAGTGCCCGTCGTGCGAGTCGCGGAACTGCCGGAGCGAGAGCTGCGCGATCGAGCTGGGGATGCTCGACGAGCGCCACACGGAGTGGCGGAGGAAGCACGCGCGCATCGGCAGGCTCGTCTCGTCCGCGCTGCGGCTCGGGCTCCGGCCGGCGACGGTGCCGACCGACATTGTAATCGCGGCGCGGTTCGACGTCGGGACCGGCGTGAGCGATCGCGTGGTCGTCGCCGCTGCTGACGGGTTCATCGGGGCGGACGGGAAGCCCATCCAAGGGCGGCTCGTGTCGGCGCGGCGCGCGACCGACGAGGAGATCGCGGCGTTCCGGGCGTGCGGGCAGGCGGAGCGGTCGCCGCGGCAGCAGATCACGCTGACCCCGGCGGTCCTCGACACCCGCGCCTGCATCGAGGCGCAGCTCGCCTGGACGGCGGAGGAGATCCGGTACTGGACCCGCTACGGCGACGACCTGAAGGTCCGGGCCCTTGAGGAGGACGCCCGGCTCCTCCGGCGCGCCCTAGTCCGGCACGAGAGCGTTCCGGGCTTCTGCGCCTACTGCTTCGCGCGGGTCGAGCGCGGCCTGACGTGCTGCGCGGACTGCGAGCGGCGGGCATGCACGACGTGCGGCGAGCTCGCGGTCGTCGCGATCGTGACGGCGCCCCACACGCGCGAATGCCCGGACTGCCTCGCGTACTCGACGCCGCCGTCCCTCCTCGGCGTCGCCCTGATGCTCACCCGGACGGTCCGGCGGGGGCCGGGCGTCGCTTCGGTTCGGTCGGTGGTCGAGACGGTCGGCGTGGAGGTCGCGTCGTGAACGCCGGCTTCACGCTGATGCGCGCGCCGCGGTGCCGCTTCGGAGGCGCGCTGGACCCGGCGCGGCACATCGTGCGCGAGGTCCGCGAGAGCGCGGCGCCGGGCCTCGAGGCCGAGCTTGCCCGCATTCGCGCGCAGCGCCGCGCGAACCTCGAGCGTCTCATCGAGGCGCGCACGGGCAAGCGCCCCGAGGTGACGCCGTGAGCGAGTGCGCGTTCTGCGAATTCGAGGAGAAGCTCGACCGGCGCCTCGGGGCGCTCGCGCCGCTCCGCGCGGGCGAGACGCTCACGGAGGACCACGTCTCGGCCCTCGCGTACGTGCTCACGGCCGCCGAGCACCTGTCGGGCGCGCTCCATCTGATCCACCGGGCGGCACCCAAGATCGCGACGGCCGCGATGCTCGCGTCGCAGCTCGAGGGTGCCCGCCGAGATGCGGCTGCACGGCACACGGCCCCCGTCGTCGACGAGCTCATCCGGCGAGCGACGGGAGGAGGGCAGCCGCTGTGACGATCGATCAGTGGCTCGACGTCTCATTCAGGCGCTCCGAAAACGTCGAGCGCGCGTGCGGGACCACCGTCGTGACGCTCGAGGACGAGCACCGCAACCGGTTCGTCGGCCGCGGAGCGACCCGCGACGAGGCGGAGCGACGGGCGCTTGAGCGCTACGAGGCAACGATGCGCGACGAGCGCGAGCTCGACGAGCTCGGCGACGAGGCTTTCGCGCGGGAGGCGGCCCGTGCCCGGTAGCGCGACGCCCATCGTCGGGACCCTCGCGATCGACCTCGCGCGCGTGCTGCGCACCACCGTCGTCGTCCTGGACGGCGTGTGCCTCTCGCCCGACGACCCGCGCCTCGCCGCGCTGCTCCGGGAGGGCCGCGCCGCCGAGGTCGCGCTCGATGTTACCGACGCCGTCCACGTCGTCGCGGACCGTGTCCTCCGCGTCGGCCTCAGGCTCGCGGAGCGCGGACCGCACGCGGCCGTGACGCTGCTCGGCGGGCTGCAGCGGGTCCTGAACCAGTTCCCAGAGGCGGCCTGATGGGCACGGTGACGTTCCTGCGGCCGTACGCGCCGAGCGCGACCCTTCGAGCGATGGCCCGCGAGCGCGCCCGCGAGGCGGTCGACTGCCTGCTCGCGAAGGACCTCGAGGGCTACGAGTCGCGGAAGCGCGACGCGACGGCGCTCGACCGTCAGGCGTTCCTCGCCGAGCAGCACGAGGCCGAGTGCCGCGCGACCGCGCGGGCGCTCGAGCACGTGCTCGAGCTCGCCGAGCGCGGCGGAGCTGCATCGTGAGCGCGCAGTGGTTCCGCCTGCATTCTGCGCGTGGCACCGCGCCTGCGCTCGTGCTCGTCGTCGAAGGCCGTGTCGCCGCATGCACGCAGGGCGTGTGCAGCTTCGGCGACGACTGGGCGGAGGAGGCCGAGAGCTTCCGGCGGGAGGGCTGGACCGTCGAGGAGCTCCCCGAGGGTTCCGTCGCCGAGACCTTTTCCAACAACAGGAGAAACCATGGAGCATCAACAGCAGAGTGAGGCGCTCGCAACGGTCGAGCCCACCACGCTCGCCCGCGCGGACGAGCTCTCGGTCGAGGCGATCGTCTCGCGAGTGAAGAAGGTCCACGAGGTCCAGCGGGCCGTGATGAAGGAGGGAGTCCACTACGGCAAGGTGCCGGGCGTCGACAAGCCGACGCTCCTCAAGCCGGGTGCCGAGATCCTCGGCATGGTCTTCCGGCTCGACCCGCAGTTCGAGGTCACCGAGCAGATCCGAGAGGGCTCGCACCTCACGGTGACGATCAAGTGCACGCTGTACCACATCCCGACGGGTGCCAGGCTCGGGTCGGGGATGGGGTCGTGCTCGACGCACGAGAGCAAGTACGCCTACCGCAAGGGCGAGCGGAAGTGCCCGGAGTGCGGCAAGGCGACAATCATCAAGGGCAAGGAGCAGTACGGCGGCGGCTGGCTCTGCTTCGCGAAGAAAGGCGGCTGCGGCGCGAAGTTCCCGGACAACGCGCCCGCGATCACCGAGCAGGTCGTCGGCCGCGTCGCGAACGAGGACGTCGCGGACGTCCACAACACGGTCCTCAAGATGGCCATCAAGCGGGCGCATGTGGCGGCCATCCTCTTCGTGACCTGCGCGTCCGAGATCTTCACCCAGGACGTCGAGGACATGAACCTCGGCGGCGAGGAGCCGGCGCAGGACGAGCGGAAGCCGCCGGCACGCAAGAACAACGGCCCGGCCGGCGCTGCCGACGAGGCCGCGTCGCTCATCGCCGCGTACTCCGACTGCACGGACGGTGACGTCTACCGCGGCCTCGAGGACCGGCGGCGGGCAATGTGGGGCCGAGCGAACCCGGAGCAGAAGAAGAAGCTGAAGGCCGCGCAGGAGGCGGCGCAGCAGCGCGTGCTCGACAACATGCCGGCGCCGCGATCGGCCGAAGAAGACGAGCGGGACGCGATCGAAAGTGAGGTGGCGTGATGTCCGACGGGAAGACGAAGGTCGCACGGGGCCCCGGGCGCCCGCAGAAGTACCGGCTGAAGGACGGCACGGTCGTTCCGGGCGTCACGACGATCTGCAACCGGTTCAAGGACGCCGGCGGGCTCATCCACTGGGCGTGGTCGCAGGGGATGGACGGCTTCGACTACCGCCGGACGCGCGACGACGCCGGCGACGCTGGCTCGCTCGCCCACGCGATGATTGAGGCGCACATCCACGGCGAGCGCTGGGATTCGTCGAAGGACGACCGGTACGACCCCGAGGTGCTGAAGCGCGCGAAGAACGCTTTCGCGAACTTCCTGGCCTGGTCGGAGCAGACGAAGCTCCGCCTCATCGCGACGGAGCTCCCGCTTGTCAGCGAGGTGCACCGCTTCGGTGGGACCCTCGACGCGATCGGCGAGGTCCTCGGTGAGCTCTGCCTCGTCGACTGGAAGAGCTCCGCGGGCGTGTACGCCGACTACCTCGCGCAGGTCGCGGCCTACGTGACGCTCTACGAGGAGCGGTACCCAGGCGCCCGGCTCGAGACCGTGCACCTGCTTCGCGTCGACAAGGAGTACGCGGGCTTCCACCACCACCGGTGGGGCCGCAGCGTCATCGACGACGCCTGGAAGTACTTCCTGCTCGCGCGGCAGATGTACGACCTCGACCGGCAGCTCAAGAAGGCCGCGGCGTAGGGCGCTCGCGAGGGGGGATCGGGCCCGAGCTATCGGAGCTCTCGTGCGCGTTCGATTCGCGCCGGGCCCACTGCGCCGCCCGCCGGCGCTCGACCGCGACGAGCGGTCGCAAGGAGGAACCGATCATGCAGACGTTCTGGGATCTGTCCGAGAAGGACCGCGCCGCGCTCACGGAGGCGGAAGTCGAGCAGTTCATCGCAGCGGAGCTCATGACGAAGGGCGTGCTCCGCGCGAAGCCGTTGGAGCTTTTGCCGGAGCCGACGTTGCCCGAGCCGGAGCGCGACGTGTTCACGATCCGGGCGGGCGGTTTCAACAAGCTCGATATCGCGTTCGACACCGCGGAGGCGGCGCGCGAAGCGCTGCGCCACGGCTTCCACATGACCACCGAGTTCTTCAACAGTACGAGCGCGCCGTACGCGAAGCCGCTCCGGTCTGGGGAGGACACGATCGTGGCGGAGCGCGTCCACTCGAAGGAGCAGCTCGACGCGGCCCGAAAGGACTTCGAGATGCACGGGCATGTCCTCGTGAAGCCGCATGGGAACGCCTGCGGCACGCGCACGACCATGGGCCGCGAGCTCGCCGAGACGTACGCGCGGAATCCGCAGTTCTACAGCGGCACGTTCTGCGTCGCGTGCAAGGCGCACTTCCCGGTCGGCGAGGACGGCGAGTTCGTCCGGGAGGGCACGACCGAGAAGGTCGGCACGTAATGTCCGCGCTCCTGCTCGACGGCGCCGCGTCCGCCGCGGTCCTTCCGGACAGCTTTCGGGCCTTGCTCGACGGCTATGCCAATCCGCTCTCGCGCGACGCCGTGCGCCTCCAGCAGCTCAGCGGTCTCGCGATCTCGGAGCTGCTCGGTCTCGTGACGGTGACTGACGAGGGCGAATTCGCGTGCGTGGCCGAGACCTCGGAGCTGAGGGCGGAGCTGCTCAAGTGGTTGCCGGAGCGCGAGGTCGAGCACGCCCGGGCCTTCCTGGAGAGGCCGGTCCCCCACGGTCACCTGCGCGTCATCCTCTGGACCCCCGAGGGGGTCGCGCACGTCCGCGTCGACGTCATGCCGGCCGCGAAGGGCGGTGCGGCGTGAAGCTCTGGCGGCTCGAGTTCCACCTGCCCGACGGCACGAAGCCCACGAGTGGGACGTGCGCGTCGTGCGGCTGCACGGCTCGGCGTGCGTGCCCGGAGGGCTGCTGGTGGGTCGACGCCTCGCACATGCTCTGCAGCGCGTGCCTGGGACACGCGCTCGACGCCGTCGACCCGCGGCGAGCGACCCAAGTGGACCGCGTCAGCGCGAACGAGGGCAGCTTCGTCGCGCTCGTCGTCCATCTGAAACGACCTAAGCCGGCGCGGCGCCGTCGGCCCTGAAAGGACCACCATGGACCACGCCCTGCTGCTGAGCGCCGCCCTCGACTCCGCCCGCTCCACCATCTCCGCCCAGCAGGAGACGATCGCCTCCCTGCGGGCAGAGATCGAGGCCGTGCGAAAGGCTCTCGATGACTACCCGGACGACGACGAGCTGCCGGCGCAAGCGGTCGAGCGGCTCCTCAGGGCATACGATGACAGCCAGGCGCGCATGGTGTCCGTGGGAGAGGAGAACATGAAGCAGCGCGGCAAGGTCGAGCGCCTCACCATGGAGACCTCCCGCCAGCGTGTCGACCACGAGCTCGACGTGAAGCGGATGGCGGAGCTCAGAGCAGAGAACGACCGTCTCCGTGCAGAGCTCGAGCGCCTGAAAGCAGAACGAGAACAGATCGAAGAGCGCGGGGAGACAGCGCCGCTGTTCGAGCAGATCGGGGCCTTGCACGAGCAGGTCGAGCGGCTGACGGCTGAGAGGGACGAGCTGGCCGCCGCTGTGCGGGAAGTTGCCCGGATCCTCGATCTCTATCTCGACGGCGAGCGCGACTCGCTCGTAGTGGCGGCGCGGTTCGCAGCCTGCCGCGCCTACAGGGCGGTAGTCACACCGCCCGAGCGGGCGGAATAGGATACGCACCCCCTCGCGAGGAGATCCAACCATGATCGTTCTAACATTCGGCGTCAGATCCATCCTCTCCGGCTCGGCCGCCGCGCACGCGGAGATGCACACGGCTCACCAGCTGTACAACGCACTCGTCGCGATCGAGCGGTGGCGCCGGCGCGAGTACGCGCGCCTCCGCTCGCGGTACGTGCCAGGTCTTGCGGAGATAGATGCCGCGTATGAGCAGCTCTCTGAATGGATCGGCGAACACGCTGGCCCCGCGGGAGAGCGCGGGATCATCAGGGAGAAGCGGCGGCGAGCGACGGTAAAGAGCGGCGTGCCGACCAAGCGCGTGGACGCCACCGAGGAGATCGATACGATCGCGGAGCTGAAAGCGTGGCGCCGCGCTGCCGGCGAGCAGGCGCGACCGTTGCGCGAGCAGTTCGACGCTATGCTCCGCCCGGCTCGGATCGCCTACGAGGCCAGGACGCGCGGCGTCGCGATCGAGTGGATCGAGGAGCGCGAGCGGCTCCGCGCCGAGGAGAAGCCCGACAAGGCCGCGTTGTCCGCGCTGGTCGATCGCATCGAGGCCGCGTCGCGCAAAACCCATGCGAAGGCCGCCGCGAACGCGCGCGTACTCGCCGAGATGCTCGACGAGCAGGAGTGGTCGGAGGCGTGGAAGGAAACCGGACGACTCAACGACACGGCGCACCGGCTCCGGCAGTGGGTCGGCGACGCGCATCACCTGAACCATGGGACATACTTAGCGGTGCAGGAGGCCGTACAACAGGCCGGCAAACGGCCGCGCCCTCGCCCCGACGGAGAGCCCAGGAAGCCTCGAGAGCGGCCCGCATTCTCGCGTGGTCGCCTGCGCAAGATGGGATGGCAGCTCCCTGGTATCGTGACCTGGGGGGACGTGATCTCGGGCCGCTGCCGAGACGTCGTCGTGAGCGAGATTCGCCCATCGGGTCGCCAGTGGCGCGCGCGGTGTCGCATCCGGATCACGACTGGAGTGCGCGGCGCCGACGACTGGGTGGAGCTCGATGTGGTGTCGCGCCGTCGAATACCCGAGGACACGCGCATGCGGTGGGTCTATCTGGTGCCGAAAGAGCGGCCGCATGGACGCCACGAATACGAGGTGCAGTTCACGGCCGAGCCGACCGCGCCTCTGATCCAGCGCGCTCCTGGAGATGGCCACGTGCGGCTCGAGCTGTGCTGGACCCAGGACGGGGATACGCTGATCGTCGCTCGTGTGAACGGCGAACCGTTGCGCCTCCCGGCGAACGTGCCCGCGCAGCTACGACGCGCGGACGAGATCCGAGGCCACGCAGATCGGCACTTCGACCTCGTGCGAGAAGAGGTAGCGAAGCGCGCCGCCGAATGGCCGGAGCCGCTCCGTCAGGCGTGCACGGGTCTCGCGCAATGGCGAGCGCATAAGAAGCTCCACCGCGTCTCGGAGCTACTCCGGGAACGCATCCCGAACGACCGTCGGCTCGTTCTATGGGACGAGTGGCGACGCGACCGCCTATCGGCACGCCTCGACCTGTTTGCGCCGCTCGCCGACTACGCGCAATGGGCGGCGGGTCGCATGGACGCCGAGGAGACGTTCGCGCTATGGCTCGAGACGTGGCGCCGGAAAGATCGGCACCTCGTGCAGATGGCGGACGGCATGCGACGGACCGCGCTCCTACAGCGGCGCGAGTTCTACCGCGTGACCGCGGCTCGTCTGTGCGAGCGCTTCGCTACCTACGAGCTTGGCGGCGCAGTCGATCTGGCGACGCTGTCGCTCCGGGACAAAGTCGAGGACACGCCCCGCGAGTTACATCAGGCGGCCCGCCGAAACCGAACGATCGCCGCAGTGTCGGAACTCAAGGAGGCGCTCGCGCAGGCGTTCGGTCCGGAGCGCGAGCGGTCCGGCGATGCGAGAAAGGCCGGGGGCGCTCGATCCAGCGGGGGAGATGCTGCCGACGCGCCGGAATCCCCGCATGGTGAGGCCGCGTGAGCGCATGCGAAGAGGGACCGCTCGCAAACCGGATCGCAAGAGCGCGAAAGACATGTCGTGCTAGGACATCTGTCTCAGTGCCCACGAGGAGGCGTTGTTTCCTCGGCTGATCCACAACCCGTGGGGCATCACCATGGGCGGCGCGTCTCAGTGCCCACGAGGAGGCGTTGTTTCCTCGGCAACCCCGCCGACGCCCTCCTCGGCCTCGCTCCAGAGCGTCTCAGTGCCCACGAGGAGGCGTTGTTTCCTCGGCCGTCGCATGACGTGAACGCCGCGTGTGCACACACGGGGTCTCAGTGCCCACGAGGAGGCGTTGTTTCCTCGGCGACGAGCCCCACGCGAGTTTCCTCGGCTACGCCAGGCCAATCCAGGTCGGCGACGTGATCGAGGTGTCTGGAGGCATCGGCGGCCAAAATGAAAAAACGCCGCCCCAGTCCGTGAGGACCGAGGCGGCGTGCACCGGCAGGAGGAGGCCGGTATCAGTTTTCTGCGGCGAGCGCGGGAGGCATCGCTGCGGCCGTCAGGCGGCTCCACAGCGCCGCGCGCGGTCGGGTCCACGCCATGACGTGGCAGGTGCGACCCGTCCCGTAGGCGCCCAGCAGGCGGGCCACGGCGCGCTCGTCGAGCCTCTCGAGGCGGCACCGTCGGGCGTGGAACGCGAGGACGTCAGCCGGCCCGCTGGAGGCACCGCCGGGTGGCCGCGTACGACACCCCGACGAGCTCATCCCCGCCGCCCATGATCTGAGCCAGGCAGACGGACCGACGGTGGTCGCCGCGGGCCAGTCCGTCGTGGACCTCGAGTCTCCAGCGGCCGGACTCGTACCAGGACTGCGCGAGCAGGGCCGCGGCGAGCTCCTCGCGAGTCCCGGGCCATTCGGGCGGCGCCTCGACGTCGACCGCGGCGCGGACGATCGTCTCTACCCGCTGGGCACGCTCGGAGGCGGTCTCCGGCGCCTTTCCCCATCAGCACACGTCCCAAGCCGAAATCTTCGCGCGCCCGCGCGGCTCGTAGTTGGGGTCCTCCGCCGTATGGTCCGTCTGGTGGACGCGGCGGCGGTAGGCGCGATTCGCGGCGGCCTTCCACGCCGCGGTTAGGCTTCCGGCGATGCGCGTCGCCTTCCGGGCGGAGCGCTGAACTACCTTAAATTTGGTGTGGCTCATCGGTCGTGCTTGCTCCCGAGCCTCGGTCGCGGCGGCGTGCTCTCCACGTACGCGCGGAGGATCGCCTCTCGCTCAAGGACCGCGCGCTCGTTCCGGACGTCCGTGCGCTCGTCCCACTCAGGCAGCGGCGGCGCGACGGGAGCCGGCTTGGCGGGCTCCTGAGAGGCAATGGCGTAGAGCTCGGCGCCGCGGCGGACCTCTCGGCGCCATCGCTCCTCGCAGTCCTCGTGTCGCTTCTCAAGGCCCTCGACGCGGTGCTCGAGCTTCTCGACCCGTTCCGCGCAGTCCTGGCGCTCGCGCTTCTCGACCGTCGAGATGCGATGCCAGAGGGCGACGATCGCAGCGACGAGGCCGCTGCCGGCCGTGCCGGCGATGGCCCACGGCACGCCCGAGACCTGCTGGACGAGCTGGACCGGCTCCGTCATCAGTCGTCGGTCCCGGGATTCGTCGGCTCGTCATGAGTGGCTCCGTTCGTCGGCCGGCGCTCGCGAATCGCATGGTCGATCTGTTGCGCGAGGTCCGCGCGCCCGCGTTCGAGCGCGATCTCGTGCAGGAAGTGCATCGCGATTGTCCAGTCGGCATCCACGTTCGTGAAATGTCGGTTGCCGTCCTCGAGACGCCTGTCGACATCGTCGATCCGTTCATGCAGCGAGAGCAGGAGCTCTCTGTCCGTCATCGTGGCGCGGTCGGGCTTCGGCGGGTCGGATCGAGACATCGTCTGGATCTCCTCCTCGGATGGCGGCGGGCTGGGATCGGTGTCGCTCATGCGACCTCCTCGGGCGTGGGGATCGCCGGCGTCCACATGCCGCCGCCGACGAGCGGCAGAGGCCCGAGGATCCGGCTCTGATCGACCTGAGGATTGCTCGGCAGGCCAGGAAACACGCCGCCCTGTCCGCCGCGCTGGAAAGGCCCGACGCGGTGCTGCCAGAGCGCCGGCTGGACGCACTGGTCGTCGCCAGGCAAGGCCGGATTCGGCGCCGCCGTGTAGTGCGCGACCCACAGCGGGCGCTCGAGCACCCACGCGGGCGACCCGAGGGCGTGCCAGTCTCGCTGCGTGACGTAGACGATCGCCTCTCCGAAGAGCGTGCGGAGCGCCTCGACGTACAGGCGACACGGCTCCGACCACTCCCGCGAGACCGCGGCGGGCGACGGGAACGGATCCTCCTCGACGTCCAGGGCGGGCACGACGTCTCCCGCGGCGTAGCCCGCGGCGGCAGCCGTGGCCTCGAAGGCCCGGACCTGCTCGGTCCACGGTTGGCCCGGGCGAAAGAACGCGTACAAGCCTACCTTCGCGCCGATGCTGCGCGCCCGCGCGACATGCTCGATGCACGCCGGATCCTCGTACTCTGAGCCATACTGCGCGCGCACGAACACGAGGTCGACGGCGCCGCGGTAGAGCGTATCCCAGGGCAGGGAAGCGGGCGCCTGGTGGTGGCTGACGTCGATCGCGTAGCCCTTCACAGCGCCGGCGCTCCCCAGACGAACTCGTCCCACGCCTGTTCCCAAACGCCGACGAGGAAGGCCCAGAGTATGGCGAGGAGGTCGCGGAGGCTCATTGCTCGAGCCTCCGTGCCGTCACCCTCCGCGTCGCTCCCCAGTAGGGCTCGGGATTCGGCGGCAGCGGCAACGCGCAGCATGCCGGCTGTCCGCCGACCATGCAGCACTGTTGCGCGTCCGTCACGCAGCACCCGTGCGCGGCATCCGAGCACTGGAATTCGACGTAATCGCGGCACTTGCGGTTCGGGTCCGTCGTGGGGTCACCGGGTTGACCGGTCCCGCAACGGGCCGCGGGGAGCGCGGCGAGGAGCGCGAGAGTCAGTACCGCGCGCTTCACGTCGCCACCGTCTCGATCTTCCAGAAGTCGCTCGCGAGGTCCGGATTCATGACGTACTGGTACGGCATCATGAAGTAGCCGCCCTGGCCCCAGCCCGCCGACCATGAGTTCCGGCAGATGAGCCGCTGGCTCGCGTCGTCGTACCCGACACCGAGCACGGCATGTCCGCCGAGCACCGATTCACTCGGCGCCGGCATGGGCACGACGCCCGTTGCCGCCACCGCGTCCGATTCGAAGCTCTCGTACACCGTGAACCCGAACACGAACGGGAAGCCACTCGCGAGGCATGCCTTCAGGTCGACGAGCGTCTGCGGTACGCGCTCGTACCGCGTGACCTTGCACTTGAGCGCCTCGACGTACACGCCCTCTTGCGGTTCGCTCTGGTATGGACCAGGGTCCCGGTCGGAGTACGGCCACTCGCTCTCGGGTGGCACACCGAGCGACGCGCACGCCTTCACGCCGTCTCGAATCTCGGCGCCGGAGTCGGTCGAGATCGTGCCCTCCATCGCGCGCTCCTGGAAGTAGATGAAGAGCCGCGACGGCATGAAGTCCGCGCCCTGCTTGATCGCATCGAATTCGATCGCGCCGGCAATCGCATTCGCCGTGCACGAGCCGAGGTTGCCCTGGTCGTACACGGTCGACGGACACTTCGGCCTTAGGTCCACCGAGCTCGGCAGATCGAGTGCCAGGAGCGAGTGCGTGAACCGGAAGTCCCTGTGATCCGGATGGTCCGGTCGCCAGCCGTAGCGCTTGATCGCTCGTTTCATTTCGTCACTCCCGCGCATGCGTGCTTGGGGTCGAGGGCATCGAGATACGCTTCCGCGGCCACGACGCCGCCGGCCTCGCACCGCGCATCGACGGCGACGAGCAGCTCTCCGGGCGTCGGCGCCGCGGCGTGGAAGTGCAGGCACACGAGCGTCGCGCCGACCGTGGCATCGAGGTCCGCGCATGTCATGGGCTTGGGCGGCCCCGCGTCCGCGGGCCTCGGGGGAGGCGGAGGCGTCGGGCTCGGGCTCGGCGTCGGGGCTGGACTCGGCGCGGGCGCTGGCGTCGGGTTGCAGCTCGCGACCGCGAACATCGCTGCGAGGATGGCGCGGATCATTTGACTCCCGCCCGCTCGAGCTCGGCCCGCATGGCCGCCTGTCGCTCTCGCACGGCCGCGAGGCCCGCGCGGTGCGCGTCGTCCTGGCTCTTGCCCGCCTTCGCGGCAGCCGTGCAGGCGTCGCCGAAGATGGTCGCGAGCAGCGCCTCACACGCGGGCGCGAACGGGCCGCACACGGCCGCCGCGGCGTCGAGGACCGGCATCTCCGCCGACCCGATCGCGCACGAGACCTCCTGAGCGATGGGGTCGGAGAAATGGAAGAGCGACGAGCACCCGAGCGCGAGCAGCGGCAGCCCGACGAGCAGCCCGATGCGGTGCTTCACTTCGCGGCCCCAGGAGGCTCGAGAAACGCGGCGACCGTCGTGCAGATGGTCGCGATCGTGCCGAAGATCGCGCCGCTCACGAGATGGTCGGAGACGATTGCGCTGATGCCCGCCGCTGCGGCCGTGAGGACGATGACTGCGATGTGCTTGGTGTTCATGGTTTTTCCTTTCAGAAATCTGTCTGAATCTCGACCGCCGCCCAGTGCCGCGGTCCGCCGTCGCGGTCGTCCGCCTCGAGGTCCGTGCCCATCCAGCCCCCGAACACGCGCACGCGGTCGCCCGTCACGAGACCGGCGCGGAGCGTGACGTCGATCTCCGTGCGCGACCACGACGCACCCGACACGGCGACGAGTGGGCGCACGGGTCCCGTGGGGAGCTCGAGTGAGAGGCGCGCTCCGGCCGCTCCGGGCATGTCCGTACGCGGCGCGGCGAGTGCCTCCGCGCGGAGCGGCCCCGCCGTCGCGTGCATGATCGCGAGTAGGACGAGGTCGTTCATGTCAGTGCTGCACGAAAAAAGGCGCCGACCTCGGGGCCTGCCGGAAATCGAAGTCCCGGAGTAGGTCACCCAGGATCGCCGCGTTCTCCCGCACGGTCGTGCGCGGATCGGGGCGCCCGTCCGTGAGCGGATCGATGCGCTGGCCGTCGAGCATGATGTCTTCCGCCAGCTTGAGGTGGGCGTCGAAGCTCAACACCTGATGGTCTACAAACCCGGCGCGGGCGTACGGCGAGATCATCACGCTCGGCACGCGCATCCCGTAACCCTTCGCGTCCACGGTGGGCGGCGGAACGTGGTCGAAAAAACCGCCGGTGTCGTCGTAGAAAACGAACACTGCGGACCGCTGCCAGATCGGTGAGCCGCCGATGCGATTGAGGAGCGCGGCGAGGTAGTTCTGACCGGAGCTGATCAGCGAGGTCGGGTGCTCGCTTACGTTCACGCCCGGCGCGATCCAATTCACGTGTGCGGGGCTACCGCCGCTCGCCGTGTCCGCGTAGAAGCGGGCGAAGCTATCCGGGTTGTGGTCTAAGTCGCGCTCGCCGTCTTCGTCCACGTCGATGAACTGCGCGGGCGCGTTCCAGATCGCGGTCACGATGTTCGGCTGCACCGACGGGCATTCACCGAACCCCGATCGGCACCCGGTCGCAGCGCCCTGCGCGCGGTAGTAGCGCCACGAGACACCGCCACGATGCAGGATGAACGAGACGTCGGTCCACGCACCGTTGTAGGTGTCGGCGAGCGTCGCCGTGCTCGCGGTGCAGTGCATCGGGTTGGAGTCGCCGGCAGGGCATCCCATGATCGCCCCGGACCAAATCGCCGCGTGGGACGGCGCAGAGTAGTCGTTCAGCCCCTCGAACATCCGATCATGTAGCACGCCCCAGTCTGCGGCGGCCCACAGCGTGTACGCCTGCCGTGCCGGGTGGTGCCCCATGCACGTCCTGTTGCACCCCGCGACCTGCGGGTCCGAGCACCGGGTGACCTTCCCTACGCGAGCCGCCGAGCCGCTGTAGATGCCGTTGCCCGACGTCCCGTCGAGCGCGAACGAGGTTGTGGAGAGCACCGTGATTTTGTGAAATCCACCCGCGGCCGTGTTCGCGTTCGTGTTCTTGAGCCACACCGTATCGCCCGTCGAGAACCCGTGCGCGGCCGTCGTCGTGACGACGATCGGGCTCGCGTTCGTGATGCCTGCAATCGCGATCGTGGTGCCGGGGATCTCGTCCTGCTGCACGAAACCGTCGAGTGCGCCGCCGTCGAGGTCGGCGACGAGATTCCCCTTCAGGTGCGGGCAATCCGAGTCCGAGTCGATCGGCGTCTCGAAGGGCGCCACGCACGTGCCCGTGCGCGGATCAGGCGCGCACATCGCGGCCGGCGCGACGCTGTCTGCGCCCGGATAGCCCCAGAAGTAGTTGTCAAAGGTGCGGTTTTCCTGCACCACGAACCACAGATAGTCGATCGGGTTGCACTCGCGGCCGGTGGGGGTGCGCGAATCCGGTGCAACCACGCATCGCATCGATCCGGCGGCGTCGCCTGGGTATGGCTGGCAGTCCGTCGTGAGCAGGCACCCGTAGCCCGGCGCACACGCGGGGCACGTCCCTCCGCCGCAGTCGATGTCCGTCTCGGCGCCGTCTCGCACGCCGTTCGCGCATGGGTCGACGACGATCGCGCCCCCCGCGCCTGGAGTGCCGCCGGCGCCCGCGCCGCCTGCACCGGGAGCGCCGCCTGCGCTGGTCTCCGCCTCGAGTGCAGCGTCGTGACCGGCTCCTGCCGACGCTTCGGCGCCAGCTTCGGCCGCTGCCTCACTGCCGGCCTCCCGCGCGGCCTCGACCGCGACGTCGCGACCAGCCTCGTGGACGTCGACGAGGGCGTCCGGCCCGGCCTCGACGGGATGCGCGGCGTCGGTCGAGCAGCCCGTGCAGCACGAGGACGCGCCGAGCTGACGGTGCTCCTCGGTGACGTACGTGCACTGGACGGCCGCGAGGGCGGCAAGGATGAGCGGTAGGATTCGTCGCATGGATTAAGTCCCCACGGTGGCGCCGTACTTGGCGAGCACGGCGGTCGGCAGCGTTCCGTCGCCGCCGGCGCGCGTCGATCGCTGAGGCGGTAGGCCACCAGTCGCGATCACGAGCGCCAGGAGCGAGATGTTTCCGAAGTTCGCTCCGGAGGAGCTCGCGACGAAGAACCCCGCGGTGCCGTCTCGGTTGCCGGCGTTTGCGCCGGTCACGAACGAGGAACCGCAGAGAAGGTAGTCCGTCGTGTTGTTGTTGAAGTAGGCCTCGAAGTAGACCCAAGACCCGACCGCCGCGCCCGTGTTGCTGTTCACGGCGGTGAAGTTCGCGGCAATTAGGGCAGGCGTCGTGCCCGACTGCCGCACCGAGCACGCCGGGGCGGTCGGTGAGGTGAAGATGTACCGGCCGGTCGTGTAGCCGTCCTGTCGCAACACGCCCGCGATCCACACCGGCGTGGTACCAGGCGCCGGGAGATTGATCGCGCCGTTCGTGAGCTGCTGGGCGACGCCGTCGAAGGAGAGAAACGAGAAGCCGTTCAGGGCCCCGCCGATCGTTGGCGGGTTCGTAGCCTCGGCGAGCGTGTTGCCGTTGCCCGTAGCGTCCGTCCAGCTCTGCCGGTTCGCGGCCAGACCGATGTCGGTCTGCCAGGCCGCCACCGGCGTGACGCCGGTGAGGAGCCTGTGCAGGACGATCTGACCCGAGATGCCGAAGATCCCGGTCTCGCCGATGAGCGACATCAGAACTCGTAGCCGTAGGCGACGACGTGCACCGTGATGCCCGCGCTCGTAGTCACGCGAAGGACGTAGTCGGCGTTCGCACAGAAGATGGGAACCGGAAGCTGCACGAGCGCCCCGGGGAGGCCGTTCGCGTTGGGCGCGAACTCGCCGTCGAAGACGGGCTGGTCGGTGCCTTCGGTATACGTCGTATCTGGGGACCCGCCGCCAGCGCCGAACCACGCCGTCACGCGACCGCTCGTCGTTCCTCCGGTCGTCACATGGAGGTGCGTGATCGCGATCTTCTTGCCGGCCGCCGGCGTCCAGAGCGCCGCCCCGGTCTGCTGCGTACTATACGTCGCGGCCTTCCAGATCTGCTGAGCGGGGTCGATGGAACCGACGAGGAGTCGGCCGAACAGGTCGGCGATGAGGTTCGCGCGTTGCCCGTTCGACACCGCCGTCGGAAGAGCATTGACGGCCTTCGCTCCAACCTTCACCGGGTTGCCGGAGTCCGCGGACCCCGCCGCGACGTCGCCGATCGCAGTGCAGAAGAGCGCTCGAGCTGCGGCGTCGCCCGTCGGCATTGTGTTCGTGCCGTCCGTAACCTTCACGAAGCCAGCGCGGCCGGCCGCGTCCATGGCCGGCATGCTGTTCGTGCCGTCCGTCGGCCGGACGAAGATGCTTCGAGCTGCGGCGTCGCCGGCAGGCAGCGTGTGGCTGGCGCCGTCACCGACCTGCACGGGCAGCGGGTTCGCGGCGTGCACGTCCGCCGCGGTGCCGTCGGCACCGAACTCGACCTTCACGCGCGTGTGCTGCACACCGCCGACGTCGTCGGTAGCGAAGGTGGCTCCGCCGGTTCCGGCGTTTGCGGTTACGTTGTCAGCCATGGTCAGCTAGCTCCGAGGTCGAAGAAGAGGGGAAACAGGACACCTGAGGACTTGGGGGAGGGCGTCCCACCACCTGCGCTCGGCTTGTTCCGGATGAAGCACACGCCGATGCCGATCCCGATGGCTGTGCCCGCGCAGCGGGCGACGTCATGGTCGACGCAGCGGTAGACGTTGGTGCGCCGCGGCGCCGGGCGCGGCTCCGTGTGGATGGACAGCATGAGGGCTCCTTCAGGTCAGGCGATCGCGTACTTGCGACGTAGGTAGTGCGTCGGACCGACGAGCTCGTTGGCCGTGAGCACGCGCGGCCAGATCAGGATTCCGCCGAGCCATCCGTCGGGCAGGAACACCGCGTTGCTGCCCGTCTCCTGCGCGAGGCCGCCAAGGCTGATCGCCCAAGGGCCCGCGGCCTCGCTGGTGCCCGTCGTGAGGATGGACGTGACGACGGCCATCCGAGCGCCGCATTCGTAGAGCGTCGACGTGCCGCTCGCGAAGTCGTGCGTGCAGCCGTACACGTACGCCGTCGGAGTCGCCTCGGGCGCGACGTAGGACTGGAATGTGTCGGTGTGCACGCGCCGCCCGCGCATGTCGTACGGCGTCGCGAGGGGGTACTGGAGGAGGCCGACATCGTTCTTGCCGGTGGCGCCGTCGAGCGTCGTGAACGCGAGCGCGACGCCGTTCACGTTGCGCTTCGCGACGTAGACGACCGTGATCCCAGAAAGGCTCGTCAGCCCCGTCGCGACCTGATTGACGAGCGTCGACGAGCCCGTGCAGCGCATCGCCGCGACGCCGTTGATTCCCGTCGAATCCCACGTGTTCCGCGCGTTCGTGCCCCATTGCGTCCAGTTTCGAGTGTGGCCCTTCTTCGAGGAGACCTGGCCGATCGCCGCGCCGTTCGTGATCGCGCCGCCGCCGACGGCCTGGATAGAGCTTAGGGCCGTATCGGTGGGATCGATCCAGATCTCGAGCCCGGAGTCGGTGGCCGGGTCGTACTGCGGGAGCTGGCGGCGCATCGGCTCACGAACTCGGCATCCACAGGCCGAAGTAGTAGACGCGGAGGACGGCGGCGCCCGTGAACGTCCCGGTGAGGGTCACGCGCTCGTTGACGCTCGCCGAGGCGGCCATCGGGAGCTCGTAGCCGTTCGCCGCGAGCATGGCGGTCCCGAGCGTCGAGATAGACTCGCCGCCGACGATGCCGGGCGTGGTCGCGCTCGTCACGGCCTGGTCCGTCTGGATATCGTTGCCGCCGACCGTCGTTCCGGCGCGGCACTGGAGCGTGCCCGAACCGGTGGGCGCGACCTTCAGTCGTTCGACCCTCCGGGTGAGCACGAAGCGGTCGTTCCCGCTGGGCGACGCCGGCAGCGCGAGCCCGACGACGTCGACGCTGCCCGCGGCCGTGCCCGAGGTGATCTCGGCGATCGCGACGGGGTACTCGCCGGAGGTCGGGAGCAGGTAAGCGCGCCAGCGCGACGCGCTGAAGTCGTACTCGAGGCGCACGGCCGCGCCAGGCATGACCGGGAGCGGCACGGCGTTCGGGCAGATGACCCGGTTCGCGGCGCTCGAGCCCGTGTCCTGGTGCCCCAGGATCCACGGGTCGGAGCCGTTGTTCCGCACCGTGTGCGACGCGAAGAGCGCGCCAGTCGCGGGCGCCACGAAGCCCGTGATCTTGATGAGCGTCGAGGACCCCGCCGAGACGTCCCAGATGTCCGCGAGGTCACCGTTCGCAATCGCGAGGTCGTTCTGGCTCGTCGAGGGCGACGCGGTCGCGACGATGCCGCGTGGCGCTCCGCCCGAGACGTAGTTGGTCCCGTCGAACCAGATGAGGGCGCGCCCGCCCGAAGGGACGTACACGCCCGCGCCGGTGGTCGCCTTGAACCTGAGGAGCTGCGCGCCCGTCGTCTGGTTCGAGACGAGGAAGAAGGCGCCCGTCGTGGCCGGCAGGATGATGTCGCGAGCGGACGTCAGCGCACCGCTGCTCGTGACGTCGATGACCGTGCAGACGAGCTCGGCGGCGACGAGCGTGCGGTTCGCGTCGGTCGCCATGTTCACGGGCGAGCGTGACAGGTGGACGGGGGTCGAGGACGCAGCCTCCCCGATGAGCGCGCCGTCGTCGGCGATCCGGAGCAGCGAGCCCTGGAGGAGCTTGCCCGTCGCCTGGTCGTAGCGAGCGATCGCGTTGTCGATCGCGCCGGCGGGTCCGACCACGTCGCCAGAGCCGCCTCCGCCTCCCGCGGCGAACGTGATGACGATCCGGTTGTTGACCGGGTCGTCGGTGATCGAGACACCCGTCCCGGCCACGCGGATCGCCGAGCGCCGCGGGAGCACGACGTCGGAGCCGGACGTCGCATCCACGACGTCCTTCACGCCCGGGACGTCTTCGAGCCAACCGTTGCCGCCCATCGTTCAGGCCTGGTCGGGCTTCACAACCATCGCGAAGAGGTGGCCGTTGCGCATGACGTTCATCGCGGCCGTTCCGCCGTTGTTGTCGGGCAGGTTGCCCTGCAGGGAAAACGTGTAGGTATCGTCCGACGCGACGTCGTACGTACCCATCAGGCAGAAGTGGCGCGTGCCGTCGTCGGTCGTGCCGTCGTTCGTGCTCGCCATGCGCGCGTTCGCGCCGGGCACCGTGAACGAGGACACGAGCAGGCCCTGCCCCTGAACACGGGCCGCCATACCCTTGCCGCTGCCGGCCGCGATGCTCCCCATGTGGGCCGTGAACGAGCCGAAGATGGCGATCCGATCACCCGCCTTGGCCGTGACGTTGATGGTGCTGCCGATGGTCGTCCAGACGTTGTTGGACGTGATCGCCAGGTGCTGCACGGTCGGATCGTTGTCGACGTGCGCGTACTTCGCGGAGCTCCGGACGTTGCCCTTCTCGTGCAGGTACCTCGTGCGGTTCGCGAGCCCCTGCGGAGCGAGCGCGAAGTCGGCCTGGTTGGCAGGCTCTCCATCCCCGACGGTCTGGATCGTCGCGTCGAAGGTTGCCGTTTCCGTGATGTTGACGGGCATCTATACCGCTCCCACGACGACCGTCTGGCCGCCGACCAAAAGCCCCGGGGCGCCGACGACGCTTCCGTCGCCTACGGCCCATCCCGAGAGCTGGAACACGATCTTCTCGCAGACCCAGTGCCCGGGCTTCCACTTCGCGATCACGGCCCGGATGGTGTGGAGCTGGGCTGGCGTGATGCCGACGGGCCCCACGATCGTTCCGTCACCGACGATGAACGAGCCGACGAGCGGACCCGCGGCCGTGACGGTGTGCGTCCCCGGCGGGAAGAACACCGTAAAGCGCGACCAGTTCGTCCCGTCGATCGTGTAGAAGATCTGCGCGCCCGGGAACCCCGCGGCAGCGAGCTGCGCGATGATCGGGGCCTCGTCGCCCGCGAACGGCCAGTCCTGCCATGCTCGAGCGAGCCGCGCGTGGTACTGCGGCCAGGTCTCGTTCGGGTAGCGCGGCAGGGAGAGCTCGGCGCCGGCGGGACGGAGCGCGTCGTACGCAGGGCCGCCGCCCGTCTCGTCTCCGATCCACGCCGCGCGCACCGCGTCGCGGAGGCCCGCGGCAAGCGAGTCCCCTAGGAACGCGAGCGCGCCGATGAGCCGCCGCCCGAACCGTCCCTTCAGGACCGTGGGTGAGATGCGGCCGAAGAAGCCGCGATAGTTGTTGTCGGCCACGGCTTCAGGTCGTCACGGGCGTGTACGTGAGGCTCCAGAGGCCTTGCACGACGAGCTTCAGCGGGTTCACGGCGAAGCTGCTCGAGGGGCTCGAGAGGTTCACGGTGCGGACACCCTCGGTCTCCTTGATGACGTCGAGGATGTCGCCCAGCATGATGACGTTCGCGGGCCCCGGGCGGTAATCCCAGCCGCCGATCGGAGTGCGCCGGAGGAAGTCCTTGAGCGCGCCCTCGACGCGCGCCCGCATCGTCGCCTGGTCGACGGCGGGGTCGTGGTAGACGACCCCGATGAGGTCGAGGGGCTGTGTGTCGGGCTTCACCGCGTTCGCGCGCGACGTCGAGCTCGGCGGCCACACGGCGTCGGTGTGGAAGGCGCGCTTCGAGAAGGCGAGCTGGATCGCGCCCATGTCGGAGTCCGAAAGGACCGCGAGGTCGCCCGCGCAGTAGACGTCGATCGTGCCGGCGCCGCGGGGGTTCTGGTCCGCGAGCGTCACCTTCACGGCTCCGTTCGAAAGCGCGAGATTCACATAACCTTCGCCCACGAGATCGAGGCCGAGCGTCGCCCACTTCGTGCTGTTCCGGAGCCTCAGCGAGGCGTCGCTCTCCTCGTCCTTGCCGGCGACGGTGTACCAGGGGTCCTGCTCCGCGTTCGCGATCGTCACGCCGGCGAGGGAGGTGAGAAGGCGAGTGACGGCGCCGGCGGGCACCAGGCTATCGCTGCCCGCGAGCCGCGCCTCGAACATGAGCGGGACGCTGCCGCCTGCGGGTACCACGCCCCCGTCCACGTTGCGAAACTCGATGCCGTCGTCCGTCGCTGCGACGAGCTGACCGGGCTCGATCGTGTAGGGGATCGACGCCGTCGACGTGAGACGCATCGGCCCGCGCGTGCGCACCGCGGCGATGCGCGTGTTGTTGAAACGCGACTTGCTGAAGAGCGTGAGCGCCGCGCCGGACGCGTACTCGTTGAAGCCGAACTCGACGACGTCCTTGTTGAGCTCCGTCAGGTCGGAGACGAGCGTGCATACCGATAGGAGCAGCGTCTTCTGAATGCGCCCGTCCTGCCAACCGGTCGTGTCGAAGCCGAACGATTTGAGCAGCGTGACGAGCCAGTCGAGGGCCTGCTTCCTCGTGATGGGCGTTCGGAGTTGCTGAACGGAGAGCATCGGTTACGCGGCCTCGGCGAAGAGCGTCCCGTCGAGGAACGCCTGGATGGTGAGCTCCGACGCCGTGAGGGTGAGCGAGAACGGGCCGTCGCCCTCCTCGACCTGGATGTCGACGGTGAGCGTGTCGCGCGTGAACGTGACCGTGCAGCGCGCGTCCTTCACCTCTTGCTCCGCGACGACCTGCTCGAGCACACGCTGCTCGACGATGCTCGGGGGCACCGCGGACCCGATGAGCGCCGTGACGTCGTAGCCGTACGCCGGGGAGTCGATCAGACCCCCTCGGGGCGTCGTGAGCCGCCGGAGGATCGCCTGCGCGAGGGCGCGGCGACCCGTGGCCACCGACAGGGTCGCGTCCACGTCGAACACACCCGCGATATCGCTACCCAATTCGGCCATGGAGTGACGAGACGGCGAGGCGTGGTTACGTTCGTGCGAACGCGCAGGAGGCGCGCTTCACATGACCAGGTTCGGCGTGGTGCTCGCGGTGCTGGTGCTAGGAGGTTGCGGGGGCGACTCGGGTCGCGCGGCGCAGTTCGGTGATGGAGCCGGCGGCGCTACTCCGGATGCCGGCTCCTCGAGCGCCGGACGCTCAGGAGACGGAAGCGGCGGGGCCGCGGGGCAGGGCGCGGCGGGCTCGAGCTCGAGCGGTGGACGGCTGGGCGCCGGCGGACACGCAACCGGCGGCGGTGCGTCCGGTGGCGGCTCCGCGGGCGTCGTGGGTACGGCTGCCGGCGGCACCTCCGGAACGGCAGGTACGACGAACGCTGGCGGCGCCGGCGCGAGCGGTGCACCCGGTGCTGGCGACGCGGGTGCGGACGGCGGTAGCGATCGCCCGGTGCCGCCCGGCTGCCTCCATTGCAAGCCGGCGATGCAGTACTGCTACCAGGCGACGGCCGATTCGGCGGGGGAGTGCATGGACTGCTATCCAGGGCACCTCGACTGCGACGGCCCCTGGGGTGACGGCCCCTGGGACACGACCACGACGGGCTGGGGATGCTTCCAGTCCGTGAACAGCGACCCCCAGGGTCAGGACGGGCTGTGCCCGAAGGGCTCGAGCGACGACCCCGGAGGCTGGTGCTGCCTGATGAGCAACCCGCCGATCGTCGAGGTGCGCCCCGGCTACATGCTGAACTGCGGCGACCGCTGGTGGTGCAACCTGTGAACCGGAAGGTGCTCGCTATGCCTTCAGCACCGCCTGAAGCGCGCTGATGGCGCCGCCGTCCGCCGCGAGCAGCACCGCGCCCGCGATGCGCTGATCGATCGGGACGCCCGGGAGCCCGACGGCGAGGAGGCTCGCGAGCTCGGGGCCGACCTCCGGCGCCTTGCCGGCGAACAGGTAGTAGTAGATCCCGGCCGTCCCGAGAAGCGCGCCGAGCTCGACGTTCAGCGCAAGGAACGCCTGGAGTTGTCCGAGCGTGGCCTGGAGGTCGGCGAGCGCGGCCGCCGTGGCGGCGAGGTCCGGGAACGGCGCCGCGGCCAGGGCCTGAAGCGCCGCAAGGAGTTGCTGCACGGCCGCGATGAGGTCGGCAAGCGCCGGCGGCGGCCGCGCCTGGATCGCTAGCAGCCCGCCGATCCGTGCCTCGACGTCGGGCATGCTCGAGGCGAGCACGGCGCCGAGGTTCACCTGCGCGGCGGCCGCGGCGGGGATGCACTCGCCCAGCGTGAACTGCCCCTTGAACGTCGTCGTCATGCCGTGAGCTTCGGGGCGCCCGCCGCGACCTCGGCGACCACGTCCTCGGGGACAAGGCCGGTGACGAACCCCGCGAAGGGCGCTCCCGGCACGGGCACGATGGTTGGTGGCGAGCCCGGGATCGTGAGCGTACCGGTCGCGATGCCCTGGACAGCTGTCGTCTCGCCGACGAGCACCTTCACGGGATCGCCGACCCGCGCGACCTTCCGCGCGCCGCCGTCGAACGTGACGTGCGCGCTGTCGGCCGCGTACTCCCACGCGACGACCTTGGGCCGCCGTGGATCGGCATCGTCGAAGCCCACGAGGCAGCGCGTGCCGCGCTCAAGCCGCACGCGCGCGCCGGCGACGCCGACGCGCACCGGCACCCGCTGGAGCCCGAGTCCCTCGAGCTCGTCCGCCTCGGGCGTGAGGTCGACGGTCCCCTCGTGGTCGGCTTCGACGCGCGCGACGTACATGCGACGGTACGTGACGTCGCGCATGACCCACCGGATGAAGCCGGCCAGGGCTTCGCGCGCGGCGCTCACGCGAGGACCCGCTCCGCGCCGTCCTCGATGATGCCCGGCACCGGCGATCCGAGCGTTATGGTGCCTCTGAACGCCCCGAAGCCCGTGATGGTTCCCGTGATGACGGCCGCCGGCGGCCAGAAGCACGTCACGGGGTCGCCCTGTCGCGCGATCCGCTGTGTGCCGCCGTTGAACGAGATGAGCTCGATCGCGCCGGGTTCCCAGAGGGCGGCGAAGGGCCGCCGTGGATCGCCGTTTTCGAACCCGAGCGAGAGCCGCGAGCCGACGACGACCCGCACCCGCACTCCCGGCAGGCCGTGACGGATCGGCACGTTCGTGAGGCCGTTGCCGCGCACGCGCTCGTCGTCCGGCAGGAGGTCGAGCGTGTCGTCGGCGTGTTGGGCCTGCACCGTCGCGGCGTAGGTGCCGAGGTAGACGGTGTCGCGCATGATGAACCGGACGAACCTTGCCAGCGCGTCTTTCGGATCGCTCATGCGACGTGCCTCCACGTGCTGCGCTTGACCGCCAGTTTCACGGTTCGCCGTGTCACGCCGAGCTCTCGTGCTAGTTGCGCGAACGTCGCTCCGCTGTGAGCGCGCATCCGCAAATCTCGAACGTCGGCTTCCGTGAGCACGGCCCGCCCAGATCGGGAGCCGCGAGCGATGCTCTCAGGTTTTGTATGGGTCCCGTGCCCGTCGCCGCGCGCCGGATTGTGACGACCCTTGCGTACCTTATCCCAGTTGTTGTCCGCATCGGTCCCTAGGAAAAGATGCGCTGGATTGCAGCACGCGCGATTGTCGCAGTGATGGCAGACCAACAGCCCGTCGGGAATCGGCCCGTACGCGAGCTCATACGCGACGCGGTGCGCCGGCAGCACTGTTCCGTGGATCTTGATGCGGCCGTATCCCCGGCAACGCGCGCCGGACCATTCCCAGCAGGCGCGACTCCCCGCATAGCGAACCTTCGACGTGTAGCGCGCAAGTTCCCCCTGGGTGAGCTGCACGTCAGATCTCCTCGCCGAGGAGGCGGAGCGCTCCGCGCACCGCGACCGCGACCTTGAAGCGGCACATCAGCAGATCGGCGGGTCCGCCCGTGTCGCCGTTCGTGCTGACGACCGCGGCCTCGACGGCGAGCTTCGCCGCATCGATGAGCGCGCGGTGCGCGTCCGCGGCGACGACGCGTTTCCGGACCCGAACGGTCGGGGGGTTCAGCGAGGAGATGCCGCGCGCCCGCTCCTCGGCGGTCGTGCCGCGCTGCGGATCGAGGCCGTCGAGCTCGAGCACGGCCTCGAAGGCCGTACCGTCGTCGGTGAGCGTCGTGGTGGGCAGTCCGCTGCCGTCGTACGTGACCGTCGTGCTCATGCGGCCTCGACCCAGAAGGTCGTCCGGAGGGGCGCCTCGCGGGCGAAGAAGTGCTCGACCCGACCGACCCGGCGCCCCTCGAGGGTGACGCCCGGCGCGAGCCCGATGGTGTCGGGCGCGAGGACGACCGTGCCGGCGCCGTCGTCGCGGTCCATCTCGACCCCGCCGATGCCCTCCTCGGCCTCGCTCCAGAGCTCCTGGCCCATCCAGACATTGCCTCCTGGCAGCACGCGCCAGGAGGCGCCCAGGGCGTCCGCGAGGTCCTGCATGGCCGTGCCTGCGCGGCCCGCGGCCCGCGTCCAGTACGGTAGCGCTGCGGCGAGGACGGTGCGCGTCGCCTGGGCATCGAGACGCTCGCCCACGGCGGCCATGAGGTCGGCGAGCACGGTCCGGGCGGTGACGCCGACGTACGACCTCGACGGCACGTCCTTCCGGAACCCGCCGGCGCCGCCGACGACCTCGGCCCGGCACACGCCGGCGAGCACGCCCGAGCTCACGACCGTTCCGACGTACGACACGCCCTCGTCGAGGATCTCGACGGCGCCCGTGACGGCCTCTTCGGCATCGAGCTCGAGCGCAGCGGTCCACACGCCTGTCCGCGGGAGCATCAGGCGGAGCCCGAGCACCGGGAGGGCGTTGCAGGTGATGAGGCGCATCAGAAGTTCGCGGCCGCGGCGCCGGCGCGCTTCGGCCGGAGCCGGTCGATCAGTGGCTGGACGTTCCAGTCGTCCGAGCCGTCGTCCTTGGGCTTGTCGGTGCCCTTGCCGACCTTGGTCGGCTGCGGCGCCCACTCGCGCGCGTTGAACGACACCTTCAGGCTGTCACCCGCGTCAGGGTGCGGCGCGTCCACCTCTTCGACCACGATCACGTGCACGCCCCAGAGGCGCGCGTTGGGGTGCGCGATCTCGACGGGGTCGCTGAGACCGTCGGCCGCGCGCGGCCGAAGCAGCGGCACGACCTCGGCCTCGAACTCCGGGAGCTCGTCCGGCATGAGCTCGAGCTGGATCCGGATCTTGCAGGGCGGCGCGCCGCAGTCGCGGAGCTTCGCGCGCCTGCCGCCCTTCGGCTTCTTCACGTCGACGCCGGTCGGCAGGCTGATCGAGACGCGGGCGACGCCGGGCATCTTCGCGCCGGCGAGGTAGAGGTCGTCCCAGTCGCTCGAGCTGATCCAATCGGGGACCGCCACGTCACGTCTCCATCTCGAGCCTGCGGAACCATGCCTCCAGGCGCCGCTCGACCGCGGTGCCGACGATTTCGCCAGTTTCCTCGGCGTCTCGCCCTGCCTCGACGTGGACCTCGACCGTGATGGGAGGGAGCGCGCTGGCGCTCCGCGGGGCCTGCATGGTGTCGAAGCCGTAGCCGAGCGAGGAAGCCGGCGGCCCGTACATCGCGGGGCCGAAGCTCGAGGCGCCCGACGTCGTGCTCGCGAACGCGCCGAGGTGAGCCTCGGCGAGGCCCACGCCCGCGGATGCGACGAGACCCTCGCTCTGGCCGATGCCGAGCGCGAAGCCCTGACCGGTGTACATCCCGATGTCCGCGAAGACGGTGGACGGCGAGTGGATTCCGAGCTTGCCCTTGATGCGGTCGACGAGGCCGCTCGCGAGGCCGCCGACGGCGTCCCACGCCAGTGAAGCGAACGACGTGATGCCGTTCACGAGGCCGTCGATGATGGCCTTGCCGATCCCGAGAGCCTTGTCGCCGAACGTGGGCCCCATGGCGTCGATCTTCGCCCCGAGGTTGTCCCACCAGAGGATGACGTCGCCGACCTTGCCGATCACCCAGTCCGCGCCCCGTCCGACCGCGCTGACGACGAGGTCGATGTCCGCGACGACGCCGGCGCCGAGCGCGACGAAGGCAGCGCCCGCACCGAGCGCGAAGGCCGCGAGCTCGCCGACGTGCGTGCCGATCGATTTCAGGGTGTCGGACGCGCTCCGGCCCTCGCCGCCCGCGAAGGTGCCGATCACGGGCCCAATGGACGCGCCGATCGCCTTGAAGGTGTCGCCGAAGCCGCTACCGAAGGCGCCGATGAAGTCGCCGGCGAACTCCGCGGCCTTCCCGAGCGCCGTCGCGATCCGGTCGACGGTCTGTGCGCCTTGCGGGCTGTCGATGAAGCCTTGGAGGCGGTCGAGGCCTTGTGACGCGAGCCCCGTGAGCGGCGCCGCCATCTTCTCGACCAGGCTGACGCCCGTGTCCGTACCGAGCGCCTTGAAACGCCCGAGCATGCCGGACAGCGTCTTGTCGGCGAACCTTGCGCCCGCGTCCCCGAGTTCCGTCTCCTGGAGCTTCCGCTTGATGGCCGACTCGATGGCGCCGAGCGCGACGTCCGCGGAGATCTTGCCCTGCTGCTGGAGCTTCTGGACTTCGACCGTGGACTTGCCGCCGAGCGCCCTGCCGATCTCCTCCTGGACGAGGACCGTGGAGACGCCGCGCTCTGCGAGCTGGAGCATCTCCTCGCCCTGGAAGCGCCCCTTGCCCTTGATCTGCCCGAGCGCGAGGAAGACGCCCTGCACGTCCTCCGCCGAGGCGCCGAGCGCTCGAAGGTCCGCGCCCATGCGGACCATCTTGTCGGCTTCCTTCGGGTTGAACTGAAGCTTTAGGAAGTTCGCGTACTGGTGCGTCGTCTGCTCGACGTCGAGGCCGAAGCGAACCGCGAGGTCGCGCGCGTGTTCGAAGAGCTTCGGGCCGGTCGCACCACGCTTCGCGAGCTGGTCGAACGCGAACCGGCTGTTCTGGCCGAACGCGACGAGCTCCCCGGTCGCGCGCGCGGTCTCGACCGCGAAGTCCTTCATGAGCTCGAGGCCCTTCTCGATGGCCCCGGCGATGAGGTTTCCCTTCACGAAGTCCCCGATGCCACCAAGGCCCCCGCCACCCTTGCCGCCGCCCCCGCCGGCGCCGCTACCCACGAAGCGCCCGTTCGCCTCGCGGAGCTTCCCGGCCGCGTCGCGGAACCGCCCGAGGGCCTTCTCGGCGTTCTTCGACGGTCCCGAGACCTTGTCGATGAGACGGAGGATGAACGTGGCGGAGTCGGACATGGAGCTACTTGCGGCGGCGCCCGGCGCGGCTCAGGCCCTTCGCGTACGCCTCGGCGAACCTGCGGACGAACTTCTGATCGTCGATGGCGTCCGCGACGATGAGGGCGCCGGCCCAGTCCCAGTCGGAGCCGTCGGCGTCCCTAAATGCACGAAGAGCGCGCGCCGTCGTGTACAGGTGACGTCGCGCGCTCTTCCACAGGTTCAGCCTTTTTTTACGGTGACCTCGGCCTCGAGCCCCGCGAGCGAGGAGATGCCGTCGGAGATCCGGGTCGCGAGCGCCGGCTCGCGCTCGAAGACCGCCTGGAGCTCCTCGAGCGTCGGGTACACGACGCAGACCTGCGCGAGCTCGCGGAAGCAGACCCCGCGGCGCTTCTTCCCGAGCGCGTCCTGGTAGTCCTCCCACTCGTCGAGAGTCGGGCACCGGAAGGCCAGGAGCTTGCCGTCGGCCGAGACCGTGCTGGCGAGACGCCCGCCGTACTGGGCTTCGAGCTCCCTCAGTTTCGTCGCGTTCGGGTCTTCTTTCGCGCTGCTGTCCTTCGACTCCATTCGGTCCTTTCAGACCATCAGCGTGTGGGCGCCTGCAGGCCCGAATGGGCGACGAGCCCGTTGATGGTCGAGTACATGAACGAGAAGGGGAGGTCGCCGCCGAGGGCGTCCTCTCCCGAGGAATGGTCGTCCGGGTCGCCGAGCACGCGGCATCCGTACGCGACCCGCCGGATCAGCGGCGCGCCCGGCGCCGTCAGGACCCACTTCAGGGTCCAGATGCGCTCGCGGTACCCGTTGCCGAGCATGACGATGAACGCCGTCCGCTCTCCGATGTCCGAGAACGTGACCGTGCCGTCGCCGAGGTCCATGGATCCCGGCGTGCGCTTCAGCGGGTACGATCGCGTTCCCTTGACCGCGCCCTCCTTCGTGGGCTGGTCGGTCTTCACGTTCGAGATGGCCGTGAAGATGCGCGGACCGAGCGAGAGCTCGCCTCGCTCGAAGGCGTACGCGAAGCTCTCGAGGTCGGGGTATCCGAGGGTCGTCATGGTTCACCTCACGCGGCAGCGGGGAGCTGCGTGACGAATCCGAGGATGTTCTTGACGAAGTCGACATAGCCGAGGGGGCGGATGCCGACGACGCCGACGATGGTGCCGGTGGGCCGCCCGACGTACGTCCGCGAGATCGTGTAGCGGACCTCCTGAACGTGCCCGTCGAAGCCTTCGGCGTTCTTCGGGCTCACGAGCTGGGTGATGAGCTTCGGCGCGATCTCCTCCTCGATGGCGATCGCGTCGCGCTCGTCGATGGTGCCGTCCGCGTTCCACCGGATGCCCTGCCCGATGGCGAGCGTCATGCCGGCGTGCACGGTCTCGCACGCGATATCCATGCAGAGGCCGAGGGGCCACAGCTTGAAGTCCGAGCCGGACTGGCTCTTTAGCCGCCCCTGCGTGACGTAGAAGCCCTCGACGGTGTCGTGGGTGCGGAGCGTCGAGATCTTGAGGTCGTCGAGGCCCGTGGGGCTCAGGTACTCGTCGCGGAAGATCTTCACGATCTCGTCGAGCGGCCCCGACTTCACCCGCTTCAGGTCGGTGCTCGGCAGGCTCTTCGCGGCGCGCGCGGCGAAGCAGTCGATCGAGTGCGTCACCGGGGCCCCGAAGCCCGGGAACGGCTTCGTCGTGACCCGCCGCACGAGCCCGTACGGGATGAGGAGCCGCGCGGAGACGGTGCTCGCGAAGGCCGTCGCGACCGCGGACGGCGCGTCGTCCTGGCCGGCGGGGATCATGCCGCGGCGGTACTTGCTCGAGCTCGCGAAGGTCGTGAGCTGCGAGTGCAGCGCCGCCGCGAGGGTCGCGTGCGCCGAGGCGTCGCCGGTGTTCTTGGACGTCACCGCGACGAAGAACCGCCAGGGGTCCGTCGCCGCCGCGAGGCCCGTGAAGCCCGCCGCGAGGTCCGTCGCGTTCCACGCCGCGCACCGCACGTCGATCTCGTAGAAGTCGCCGGCTACGAAGTTCGGGGACGCCGCGAAGACGATGCTCACGCCGAGGCTCGGAACCGCGAACGTGCCGCCCGTCGGAACGGTGAGCGTCTCGGAGTAGGTGCGCTCCGCGAGCGTGTCGCCCGAGTAGGCGTCGCACGAGTAGCGGAACGTCGCCGTGCCTCGAGCGCCGCCCGTGAGGATCTCGATGCGGAGATGCGCGTCGAGCGTGGCCGTGCCGCTCACGGAGAGGTAGCCGCCGCCGCCCGTCGCCGTCCAGGCGTATGCCTCGGCCGAGACGTACGAGCCCGCGGGGAAGTTCACCGTCACGCCGGTCGTACCGAGCGCGACGGACGCGGCCGTGACGACCCCGGAGGCGATCCAGGTCGCGCCGTTGTCGAGCGACCAGCGGAACGTCGCCGTGCCGAGGGTGCCGCCCGTCTGGATCTCGGCCTTGAACTGGCCGGCGACCTTCGGAGCTCCCGCGGCGAGCGAGATCGCGGGGCCCGTCGTGCCGCCCGAGCGCGTGATGCTGCCGTTCGAGCCCGGCGTCCCCCAGGTCGCGATCGCGTAGGCGTCGTTCGACGCCGCGATAGTGCTGTCGGCGCCGAGGAACCCCACCGGCCCGCCGCCCTTCGCGAGGATGTTCGCCGCGGCCTCCACGGCCGGGCCCTCGCCGCGGGCGTCCTTGAGGGATTCCTGGCTCGCGTAGAACTCGAGCACGTTGTGGGCGCCGAGGCTCGACACGCCGTACACGACGGGCGTCATGACCGCGGGCTCGGTGAGGCCGAGCCCGAAGTCGCGAATGTCCTCGGTCACGCTGGGGATCGGGGGCATCGGTTCGTCTCCTTACGAGCGCGCCGCCGGCACGAAGCCCGCGAAACGTTCCGTCTGACTCTCGGGGAGCGCCGGCGCGTGCGGCGCCGAGCAGGGGTAGTCGGCGGCCGCGTCGAGGGCCTTCCGGTAGTCCTCCTCTGTGATGAGGAACCGATCCTCATCGGCCTGGAAGTGGTAGGCGTGCTCGCTCCAGCCGTAGAGCCTGTCGGCTGCGGCGTGCTTCCAGTGGAACGTGCGCTCGAGCTGCGGCGCGTGCGCGCCCGGCTCGCCCGCTGCCTTGATGGCGGCCTCGATCGTCGGGTTCACGCGGTTCACGAAGCCGAGCAGCTCCGCCCACTCGAGGGGCGTGCGCGTGGGCTTCGACGGCGCCGGCGAGGCCTTGGCCTGCTCGTCCGCCTTCGGCTCGCCCTTCGGGGCGGCCTTGTTGGTCTCGTCGGGCATGTCGTCTCCTCGTCACCGGCGGAACAGCTCGGTGAGAACCTCTTGCGCGGTCTCGACGTAGCGGTCGCGCCACCGCGCCGGTAGGCCCTGGTCGGGCACCATCTTGCGGGCGGGCGCGCCCTTCACGGACGCCACGAACATCGGGCCCGGCAGCCGTAGCGCTTTGGCCTTCTTCGGGCGGATGCGCGTGTGCCGCGGCCCGAAGACGCCTGTGCCCTTCTGGTGGTGCTTCGCGTAGGCCTTCGCGTTGCCGATCGCGAAGCCGTGACGGCCCGCCCAGCGGCGATGCCAGGCGGCCTTCAGCGCTCCGCTGTCCTCGAGAGGGCGCCCCTCGCGGAGCACGGGCGCTGGCCATGGGTTGCCGTACGGATCGCGCGACTCCTCGAAGCACTGGCGAACGAGCTCGACCGTCTCCTCGGCGAGCTGCTCGTTCACCGTGACGAGCATATCCGGGGTCTTCTGGATCTTCTTCGCAAACCGCTGGAGGCTCGCGAAGTCGCCGGTGAACCGGACCTGCATGGACTAGTCCTGCGGCACGACGTCCCCGTTGGCGTCGAGCGTGCCGCACACGTGGTCGACGGCCTGGACGGGCTCGAGCTGCCGGATCTCGTCGGGGACCGGAAGCCGGAAGCCCTGCATCTTCAGGACGACCTTCGACGTCCGGAGCGTGCGCCCGGCGTGCTCCGCCTCCTCCGTGACCCAGTCGTAGCCCGTCATCCTAACTGTGGGGACCGTCAGGCAGACGGCCGCGATGATCGCGTCGAGGAGGTTCTCGGCGAGGTCCTCCTCCTCCGCGTAGATGTGCGCCTGGACACGCTCCACGCGGATCTTGCACGCGCGCACGCGGAAATCGGGATCGTCGGGCGTCGCCCCTGGCACGAGGCGCCCGCCAGCCTGTTTCGGGGGCTCGACGTCGCCGCCCTCGCGGACCCACACGACACGTCGCGCCTGGTCGTGCTCGTCGAGGTACACGCGGCCCACGCGCGCGGCCACGCTCGCGTCGTTGAGCGTCGCGTGGATCGCCGTGACGAGCTCCTGAAGCCGGGTATCGCCCATCGCTTTACCAACCGCGCTTCGCGTTCGTCACAACGAAGGCGCCGGCCTCGTAGACGTCAGGCGTCGAGTCCACGATCTCGGGCGGCTTGTAGACGCCGGTCGCGACATCCTGGAACCATCTCTCGACCGCCGTTCGGGTGCCGTCGGACATGATGAGCCCGCCGTTCGCGACGATGATCTGGTCGGCCTCCGAGTTCGGGTTGAAGCCCCGCGTCGCGAGCGCGTAGAAGGCCGCGCGATCGGCGACGCGTCCGCGGAGGTCCTCACCCCACGCCGTGATGGGCACGGTGAACGCCGCATTCAGCGCGGCGTCCGCGTCCGCCGTCGCGCGTAGGAGCGCGTCCGCCTTGGCCGCGTCCGAGAGGCTCGAGAGCGCGGAGTCCTTGATGGCGTACCGCCCGAGGTCCTCGGGCGCCGCGTACAGGACGTGCGCGGCGCCGCTCACGCTGAAGGTGAAGCTCGGCCCGGTGCCCGTGATCGCCCAGCGCGCGCGCACGAAGCGACGGCAGCGGGCGAACGTGAGCTCTTCGAAACCCACGAAGCCCTGTCCCGCCTTGAGCCCGAACGCCCCGATCTGCTGCCACCCGCCCGCGCCCGAGACGCTGGTTTCGAGGGTGACCACGAGGCCCTGGTTCGTCGCGAACGTCCCAGAGATCGCGGTGACGTCGAGGAGCAGGCGCACGGCCGTCCGGAGGGCACCAATGTCCACCGACGCCCCGATCCCGCTCGCCGTCTCCGCTCCGGACGCGTGCGGCGTGATGGCGAGCGGGTTCGCCACTCAGCTCACGCGCCCGGGTTCGCGAGGACGTTCACGAGCAGGTGTGCGAGGCCGGCGCCGGCGGTGAACGCGCTCGTGATGCGGTCGAACCGAATCGCCGAGCCACCGGGCAGGAGGATGCCGGCCGCCGTCTTCGCGCCGATCGTGCCGAGCGCGTTGCCCGCGACGAGCGTCGCCGCCACGTCGCCGGAGGCGCCTCCGAGGAGGTCGCCCTTCGTGGTGAACCCGGCCGCACTCGAGCTCAGACCGATCGCGCTCGAGGAGCCGCCGGTGAAACCGGTCGTCACCTCCCAGTAGCCGCGGCCGACGCGGATGAGGCTGTTCGTGGGCGTCGTCGCGAGCACCGCCGCGTCCGCCGTTCCGAAGCCGATCGGGAGCGCGACGTTCTGCTCGAAGCCCTCCGCCAGGAGGTAGCGGCCCGTGGTCACGCCCGTCGCCTGGATGACGAAGATGTCGTCGGCGGTGAGCACGCTCGTCGAGTTCCAGGCGAAGACGCGGCCGTCCGCCAACCGGAACAGCTCGCCTGGGAGGTGGTCCGTCGTGTCGAAGAGCTTCAGCTGCGCGACCGTCGGCTTGAGGGTCGCGTTGAGCAGCGGATGGCCGAATTCGGATCGGTAGATCATGGGTGGTCTCCTGCAGAATGCGGGCGCGCTCTCAGACGCACTCCCCGTCGATGGTCCCGGTGAACGAAGGCGACGCGGAGCCGCCGAGCGTGTAGTCGAGGCGCACGAACCGATCGAGTCCCGCGAAGCTCTTCCGCTGCGAGCCCGTCGCCGTGAACTGGGTGAAGGTGCCGACCTGGCGGAACGAGCCGCCCGGCGTGTCGCAGGTCATGACCGCGATGTCGAGCGTGGGACCGGTGCCCGCGACCGCGGAGAAGTTCGCGGTGATGCGCGCCGTCCCTCGGTCGCCCACCTCGAGCACGGCGCTCGACCCGCTCGCGCTGATGACGCCGCCCGCCTGGAGGAACGTGACGGGATCGGTGTCCGCGTACATTCCGTTCGCCATGAAGTAGCCCATGGATCAATCTCCGATCGCCGCGAGCACCGCCTGGGCCTCGCTGCGCGTGAGTCCTGCTTGTTCGACGAGCTCGTCGACGTCCGCACCGCGCACGTCTTCGATCATCGTGTAGTGAGCTGCGGCGAGCTTGGTGAGCGCCGGCAGCGTGCTCGGAAGGGGCGTCCCCGGGAGGGCGTTCTGCTTCGCCCAGAAACCCTGGGCGAAGACGTAGTCCTCGGCGGTGGTCGCGTTGTACTGCGCCTTGAGCAGGTAGTAGCGGCGCTGACTACGGACCTCGGAGCTCTCGCCCACGCTTCGGCTTCTGGGGCTCGGGCGCGCTCGGGACGTTCGCTGGCTCGACGGTGACCTGCGGCGCCGTCGACTGCGCCCCGAGCTTCCCCACCGCGGCGACCCCGGCAACGATGTCCGCCATGCGTTGCCGGGTCCGCTTCAGGGCGAAGAAACTCACGACGAGGCCCGGGTCTTCAGCAGCACGACACCCGGCAGCGTGCCGTTCGCCGGCCGCTTGTACAGGTGCTCGACGTGGTACGTGTGGATGGCCGTGAGGAGGCTGCCGACGGAGATGTCGCGGTCCTCCATGGTCTCCGGCGTGCCGTTCGCCCAGGCCGCGAGCGCGCCGCGCTTGCAGAGTGCCGTCGGGTACACGCCGCTCACCGGCACCATGCGGTTCGAGACCTTCGTCGGGATCCCGCCGACCTTGGGCAGATCGCCGGAGTTCACCGGGTCCTGCACGAGGTAGTTGCCCGTCGAGGACTTCAGCTTCCGGGCGTCGTTCATGACGCTCGAGTGCATGACCATCAGGACGATGTCGTCCTGCTCGTCCTGCCACTTGTTGACCGAGTCGTAGACGGCATCGATGGAGAACAGGCCGTTGCCGATGGTGCTGATGTCGTTCGTCAGCGTCGTCGTGAGGGCCTTGTCGATGAGGCCCTTGTCGATGCGCCGCATCCAGGCCTCGGAGAACTGACGGCCGAACTCCGCGTAGGGGTCGGCGAACTGGGCCGTGAGCTGCGCCCAGTCGGTGACCTCGCCCATCTTCCCGGAGTGGACGACCGTCGCCGTCTCGCTCGTCTCCGTGAGCTTCACGGGGACGAGGCCCGTGCCCTCGCTCACGTCGTCGAGCTCGCCGATGGTGTCGAAGTAGGGCACACGGATCGTGTCGCCGCCCTTGAGCTTCGTCCCCTCGGGCCCGATCGACGGGAGGTTCGTACGGAACATCGCCGCGCCCGTCCCGAAGAGGGCGCGCTTGCCCGCGAAGGCGCCCTGGATCGCCTCCTGGAGCTGGTCGACGTAGATGAGGTCGGTTCGCTTCGTGACGGCCATGGTGTGGTTTCCTTTGCTCCGCCCTGAATCCGCTCAGGCGGCCTTCTGCTTCGGCCTGCCGCGACGGATCCAGTCCGCGCGGAGCGCCTGGTACGTTTCCTCGCCGCCTTCCTCCTGGCGGAGGTTGGCGAGCTCGCCCGGGGTGAACTGCTCGTAGGTCTTCCCGTTGTGGGTGCCGGGCGTCGCCGGCGTCGTTCGGGAGCCCTCGACCTCGGCGGCCAAGCGCTCGATGACGGGCAGCGTGGCGACGAAGGACTTCGCGGCCGCGAGCGACATCGCATCGCCCTGGGGCTCCTCTCCCTTGGCGCGTGCCGCGGCGTAGGCCTCGACCTGCGCGCGGAGCTTGTCGGCCATCGCCTTCGTGAGCTTCTTTTCGTCGCGCCCCGACTTGAGGAGCGTCTCGAGCTCGGCCTTCTCGGCCGTCGCCTTGACGGTCGCGAGCTCGCCCGCGACCTTCGGGAGCGCGTCGTGCGATTCCTTCCAGGCCTTCGCGACGCCGAGTGCGTCGTCACCGGTCTTGCCCGTGAGCTGCTCGAGCTTCACGAGCTCGCCGACGCGCTTCGAGACGGCCATCTCGTCCGCCGTCTCCGGCAGCGCGAGGGCAACGAGGATGAGGGTGGGGATCTGTGCCATGGACTTCGTCTCCTTCCCGACCGGGCCGGGTTCGTTGTCCCGCCCGGCGGGCGGGGGAGTCGTGGGATGATCGGCGCGCGTCGGGCGTGCGGCCGCGACGGCGCGAAGCTTCAGCGCCTCGGGGACGTTCGTGAATATCGAGAGGTCGACGGACGCCGCCATCTTCTTCGCCGGCGTGATCGCCGTGACGAACCCGCGCTCCTTCGCCTCGTCGGCCGTCATCCAGGTCTCGGCCTCCATCCAGGCGAGGACGTCCTTCCGCGACGAGCCCGTGCGAGCGACGTAGATGTCGGCGAGGTTGGCCCGCATCTTGTCGAGCAGGTCCGCCATGCCGCGCATCTCGTCGGCGCCGCCCATGGTGATGCCCCACGGGTTGTGGATCATCACGAAGGCGTTCTTCGCGATGCGGATCTCGTCGCCCGCCATCGCGATGACGCTCGCCATCGAAGCCGCGAGCGCGTCGATCTGGACCTCGACCTTCGCGGGGTGCTCGTTCAGCAGATTGTAGATCGCGAGGCCGTCGATGACATCGCCGCCGGCAGAGTTGATGCGGACCTTGATGGCCTTGGCGCTCCGGTTCTGCTGAAGTCGGGCGCGGACGTCCTTCGCGGTGACGCCGCCGCCCCACCAGTCCTCGCCGATGACGTCGTAGACGTCGAGCTCGATGGTGTCCGAGCCCTCGCCGCGCACGCCGAAGCACCAGCGCGCGCTCACTTGATCACCCGCAGGACGGGAGCTGTCGTCCCGCCACTCGAGCCGAGGATCGACTTGATCTGCAGAGGTCCGAGGACCTCGCGATCCGCCAGGGTGGCCGTGCGCACCGTGCCGTTCGAGCCCGCGGTGGTGTACTTCACGGTGCCGGCGCCGACGGCGATGACGACGCGCACCGGGTAGCCGCCGATGCTCGAGACGTCGAGCGGGCTCGTGCCCACGGCGAACTCGTCGCCGTCGGGCCCGGGGTCGACCTGGTTCGCGTCGATGTCGGTCTTCGTGTTGTTCGACATGGCGGTGCGTGGCGTCGCGCGCGGGCACGCGGAACGCAGATGAGGCCGTGCGCCAGTCGAGGCGACGGGCTATGGGGCGCCGGGAGCGTGCCGGCTCAGTTGACGAGGTCGTCGGGCGTGGCGCCCTGGTCGTCATCCGCCGGCGGCGGAGGAAGCGGCGGGATGTTCTCCGGTCGCTCGAGGAAACCGAGGCCCAACCAGGCGCGGAACGGCCGCTCCATCTCGAGGTGCAGCCAGGTGTCGAGCAGGGCGAGGTCGTTGCGATCGAGCGGCACGCCGGGGTTCGGATGTGGCCAGATCTGGACCTCGAGGTCCGGCTGCTCGAGCTCGCGACGGAGCTCCTGGGCGAACAGCGACGAGCCCTCGACCTCACCGCCGAGGTGCACGATCGTGCCGTCCGAGAAGCGCCAGGAGGTCATCGGTTCGCGAGCTGTCCGAGCAGGAAGTAGAAGTGCTCCGGGTCGTACCGGAGCAACTGCTCGAGTGTACCCCAGTGGGTCCGGCCGGCAACGAGCAGCTCGACCGCCATCGAGGTCACTTCCGTCCCGAAGATTTCCCCTCGGAACTCGTAGTGCTTGCCGATGTACGCCTTGATGAACTCGTCGGGCCGGGCGACCTCCTCGGGCCCGTAGCCGATGCGCTTCTCGAGCTCGGCGAGGGGGCGGAGTGCTTCACCCTTGGTCCGCGCCTGGAGGAAGGCGATCGCCCGCTTCAGGAGCGGCGCGTTGAGGAACTCGAGCGCGTGCCCCCATTCGTGTTCGAGCACTCCCTCGCCGGTGTTCCAGCGGATGCGCTGCTCGTGGCCGCTCGCGCTCGCGCGACCGGGGATGACCCAGAAGCTCCAGTCGACAGGGTGCTGGAGCGACTCGGCGGTGATGGTCCCGAGGAATTTCAGGGCCCGCCGCCCTTGGCCGTACTGCTCGAGCGCACGGTTCGATAGCGGGACGGCCCGTTCGGGTACCTGCGCGAGGTGTCCCGCGAGCGCCGCAGCCGCGCGCCGGAGCGGTTCAAGCTCGCCGGCCTGCGCACGGAGTGTCGAGGAGCCCTGGAGCTCCTTGATGCTCTCGAGCATCGCGTCAACGCCGGGAACCGCGCCGAGGCGCGCGAGCTGCTCGCGGATGTCTTTGACGGGCATCTCGAGCCCGCGCTCGAGCGAGGCTCTGCCGTGGCCCACCGTCGTCGCAGCGTCGCCGTACCGCTCGGCGTACCGCTTCGCCCAGAAGTCGGCCTCGTGCTCCGCCTCCGGTCGCGGGCGCCGCGGCTTCCGCTTCGACGCCTTTCGCTCGAGCTCGATATGCAGGCCCGGGTCGTTCCGCTTCGGGTCGGGTCGCCAGGGCGTTGCTCGCTTCGGGGAGAAGCCCCAGCCGTCAGGAACCTTCGAGTCCGGAGCCGTGGTCGGGCCGCCACGGCGTTCGGCCTCAGACGCGCGCATGTTGCGCACGCTCGAGCGGCAGCGATGGTGCAGCGGCGGCCAGTGCGTGTCCCACCACTCGTCCTCGGCCGGCAGGAGCGTCTTGTTGAGGCTCTTGCAGAGCGGTGTCGTCCGGATGTCGAGGACGGCGTCGTACATCCAGAAGGGCCGGAACCGAAGCACGCTCGGCTCGGACATCTGGAGGTAGCGACCGGCGTTGTAGGCGCGCTGGGTCGCGTTCCGGAACACCGTCTCGGTGTGCGCCGGGTCCGCGAGCTGCGAGCGCACCGCCTTCCGGAAGTCGTCGAACGACTCGCCGCGCTCGAGCGCGGTCGCGATGCGATCGAAGACGCGCTGCACCTGGTCGAGCTGCAGGCCTCCGCCGATCCAGAAGGCTTCCGACTTCAGCCGATCGTCGAGCTCGCGCGCCTGGTCGCCTGTGAGGACGGTCCGCTTCTGGAACCAGTCGACCGCCTCGTCGTAGCGCTCTACGTCGGGCGTGATGGCCCAGGTCATGTGTCCTGCGTGACGGCGGCCCGCCCGGCGAGGTCGCCGATCAGCATCGCGCGGTAGACGAGCTCGGTGAGGTCCTCGGCCGAGAGCTGCTCGTAGCGGCGCCGGAGGCGCTCGCGGAGGTCGTTGAAGTCCGCCGCCGCCTCGAGCTCCTCGAGGATGGCGTCGAGCGTGGGCTGGAGTACTTCGCCGGCGACCTCGGAAGCCTTCTCGACGACGGTGTCGACGTAGAGCTGGCCCTCGAGGAACCCGCGGTTCTCCTTCGCGGCAGCTCCGGAGGCGAGCGCGACCAACCTGCGCGCGCGACCCGCGGGCTTCTTCTCCTGCCCCTGGTTCGGCGCCGGCGTGCCGCCGGGCGGCGTCGGCGCGGGCGGTTGCTTCGGCGTGCCGGGCTTCAGGAAGTCGGCGAGCCCGAACCGGTTCGCGAAGGCCTCGCGGTCGAGCTCGAAGCCGAGCGCCTCGGCCTGCTGCGCGCCGCCGATCGCTGCCGTGAAGACCTCCGCCGCTGCCTGCCGGTCCTCCTCGGGCTCCGTCTTGTAGACGGGGTACGGCGCGAGGTTCTGGTCGCCGTAGTTGTCGCCCGCCCAATAGACCAGGCCCTGGTCGTGCGCGGTCGTGGCCCACGCGACCGCGTCGCGCTTCGCGTTCGCCTCGTCGCCGCGGCGCTCTTGGACCTCCGCCGCGGAGCGGGAGCCGCCTTGGACGTTGGTCGTGAGGTTGCCGCCGCGGATCGTGATGGCGATGGCCTCGTCGGCCGCCTTGATCTGCTGGTTGTAGAGGTCCTTCGTGACCGCGGAGGCCTCGACGAGCTTGTACGAGAAGCCCGCGGGCAGGACGATCGACGAGTCCCGCGCCATCGCGGAGATGTCGTCGGCGAGCTCCTTCCGGAGCTCCTTCGTCGCCTTCACGTCCTTGTCGGACTCGATGACGTTCCGAGAGGCGCTCTCGCCGAGGCGCCCCCAGTCGGCGATCGCGTACTGCTTCAGCAGCACCCAGCGCGCGATCGCGCGCCAGAGCCCCATCGACCATGGCCGGAAGTGACCGAACGGCATGTGGCCGAGCCACGTGCCGTCGCCGAACTCGATGGGCTCGCTCGTCCCGTTCGAGAGCGCGCGCATCCAGGTGCGCTGCGTCCAGTCGAACGAGAGCGGCTGCGGATGGAAGAACTCGAGGACGGGGATATCGCGCCCGCCATGGCCCTCGAGCTGGCGGTACCGGAACACGCCCGGGCCCGCGCCGAGGAGGATGCCCCAGTACATGACCTGGATCGCCTCGGGCTCCGGGTAGATCGCTTCGTAGTCCTCGTCGGCCTCGAGGGCGCGCACCGTGCGCGAGCGCCGGCGTCCGTCGCCGGAGGCCTCGAAGGTCAGCGGGCTTCCGAAGACGGCGTTCACGCGCCCGTCGAGGGAGCCACGGACCTTGTCGTCGCCGAGGAGCCAGTCGCAGAGGTCGACGGCGAGCCGGATGCTGCCCGTGTCGGCGGAGCGTTCCGCCTGGAGGAGGAGCTGCGGCGACCAGATGCGGAACGCGCGGACGCTCGGCAGCTCGATGGCCCCGGAGTCGCGCGCCGCGGACTTTCGATTGGCGCGTCGTGCGGTGGCCATCAGTGTCTTCGGTTCACGACGATCGCGCCGCCGCCGTCATCGCCGTCGAGCATGAGCTCGGTGAAAGCCCAGACGTAGGCGTCGAGTCTGTTCGGGCTCGTGCCCGAGCCGGGCTCCCACTGGCAGAGCTCGTCCTCGAGCGCGCCGAAGGCCCCCACGTGGTGGATGCGGCCCTGCTCGCCGAGGCTCGATATGGGGTCTGCGCGGACGTCTTTGCCGCGCGAGGCGCGCACCTGCGAGAAGGGGACGTTCTTGTCGCTCGCCCGTACGTTCGCTTCGACCAGGTCGCCGCCGTTGTTCACCTCGCCAATGACCCGGTCGGCCTCGTAGGTGTGGTACGCCGCGACGGCGGCGTTACCCCACTGCTCGGGGGTCGGCTGAGGGAGCGAGCAGTCGGCGAGCAGGTAGCCGTGGTCGTCCTCGCCCAGGCCCGCGACCACGATGCCGGTCTCTGCCGTCTCCGACGTCGACGACACCGAGGGGTCGATCGCGACGACGATGCGGACGAGCCGCGGCGCCTTTCGGACGCGGTGCTGGTCGATCCGGGCACGCTTCCAGAGCGCGCCGGGGGCATCGTCGAGGAGCTGCGCCTCGAGCTCCTGGCGCCCGAGCCGCGTGCCCGCGTACTTCTTGAAGATGGCCTTGAGGAAGGCCGGCGCGAGGTTCGCGCGGTTCTCGTCCGTGCTGCCCTTCGTGACGACGCAATCCGGGTCTCTCACGAGGGACCGGATGAGCTTCGTGGGCTTCGGCGTGGTCGTCGCGACGACGCGAGGGTCCTGGCCGATGCGGAGGCCGAACTGGAGGTTGTCCCAGGCCTCCTCGTACCTCCACTTCGCGACCTCGTCGGCCCACGCGGTGTCGTGCTCGGGGCCGCGGATCTGGTCGGGCTCGTCCGCGCTGAACGTCGTGGCCTGCGCGCCGTTCGCCCAGGTGACGCGCCGCTTTGACGGCTCGTACCGCGCCCGGTTCCACGGCGGCGCGCACGCGAGCACGCCGCTCGGCCCCTCGACCATGACGTCGCGGGCATCCGCGGCCGTCTCGGCAACGAGCGCGACACGCCGATAGCCGCTCTCGACGCGCTCGGTGATCCACTCCGCGCCCGTCCGCGTCTTTCCGAAGCCGCGGCCGGCGAGGATGAGCCAGATGATCCAGTGCCCCGGCGGGGCGACCTGCTTCGGGCGTGCCCAGAAGCCACGCCAATCCCACTGGAGCGCTCGAGCCTCGTCCTCGGTGAGGCTCGCGAGGAATTCAGCCTGAAGCGCCGGGTTGAGCGCCAGCGTCTCCGCCAGGCTCGCGCCCTGCACCATCGGGCTCTGCACCGCCGCCAAGGCGTTTCCGGAGCTCCTGGAGCTTCACCGCGAGCGAGCCGCGCACGCTCATGTCCACGGGGATCGCGCCGCCGGCGGGGCCGGACATCTCGAGCTTGTCCGCAGCGTCGAAGCCTTCGATCTTCGCGCGGCGCGCCTCGATGCGGATGAGCTCGCGCACGGCCTCGAGCTCGCCGGCCTCGACCTTGCCCCAGATGGCCCGGACGGCTCGGTCGATGCGTGCGAGGCTCAGGCGCTTCTGCTTCTCGATGGCGTCGCCGGCGGCGTCCCGGGTCCGCTCGAGCACGGCCGCGATGTCCTCGTGGACCGTCGTCGGCGAGCACCGCAGGCGCTTGCCGATCTCGCGAATCGACCAGCCCTCGAGCCGGAGCTTCGTGGCCTGCTCTCGCCGCTTCTCGATGGCGAGCTCGGCGGCGCACTGTTTCGGGCTGCGCTTGCGGCGCTTCGGCCGTTCGGCGGCCATGGCGTTCGCCTACCTACGTCCGCTTTCCATGGGGCGAAGTAGGCTGTCATTCCGCGGGCTTACCGCGTTCGCCGAGGGTCGCGCTGAGTCGCGGCGTCCTCGGTTCCTTCACGACCTCGGGCTTCCGGGGCGTGAGGCGCAGCTCTCGGACGTCGATGATTCGTCGTCGCATCGTCGATTTCGAGGGCGAGCCGGACGCGGGTCGCGCCGCACCGGCACGGGGCGTCGGCCTCGACCGTGACGGCGCCGTCGCCCCCCGAGCTCGCCGGCCACCTGGGGCGGTCGGCCTCCGGGATGTCGCGCTCCGCGCCGCAGCGCACGCATCGGCAGTCGATTCGAATCCCCGAGCCGGCGACGCGCACCGAAGGAGAGTAGCGCGGCGGCGCCGGCCCGGGGACCGTCTCGGCGCCCTTTCAGGCGCCCCTCGCATGGCGAGCTCTCCCGGGTCTCTGCGTGGCGGGTGATGTCCCGCCCTGCACGTAACTCTCGCGCGCGTCGCGCGCGCGCGCCCGCGTGTGCCGCGATTTCGCGTCTACTTTTTCCTACTTTCTGTCTACTTTTGACCACGCGGGTGGGGCCGGGCGCGGGCGCGGTCGAGCTCGTGCTGGAGAGAGCGGGCGAGGGAGAGGGCACGCTCGGCCGTGTCCTCGATGGCCTCGAGCCGGGCCTGCAGGGTGGCGATGTCGTCCGTCTGCACTGGACGGGGGCCGAATCGGGTCGGCCAGACGCGCGCGAGGGTCTCGCGGCGCACCCAGAGCTTCGCGTTCCTCGCCGGCGACTCCCGGAACAGGAGGCCGCCGTGCCGCGCCTGCAGCTGATGGAGCCGCTCGCGGGTCTCGCGGATGTCCCAGCCGATGGCCTCGGCGACCTCTCGGACGCTGAGGTGGTCCCCGCTCAGGCCGCCTCCGACGGGGCCTCGACGGCGCGGAACTCACGGCATCCGTCCGAGGCGCACTCGCGGAGCGACCGCCGGCGGCGGCGCGGACCACGGGGGCGGGGCGGCTCGATGCCGGCGACGCCCCGGTACGCGTCGTGGGCGACGAGCAGGAGGCGCTCGGCGGAGGCCTTCGCCCGCGTCTTCACAGGCCCGTCGGGGTCCCACCGGTACGCACCGAGCATGTCCTGCAGGGCATCGACGGTCGCGGGACCAATGTGCGCCTCGCCGGCGACACGCTGGGCGCGCCACACGAGCGGCGCCACGCCGAGGCCGTACTGGCTCACGAGCTGGTTCGGGTAGCGGCGGTCCGCGTACGCGAGCTCGAGCACGACTTGGAGCGACCACGGGAGCTCGCCGAGGCAGAGCATGACCCGCCGCTGGAGCGCCGCCGCGGCCGTCATGTCCTCCGAGGGGCCCGTCGGCGGCGAGCCGTTCGAGCCGCTGTGCTTGCCACCGTTCACAAGCGCCGCCACGAGCCCGTCGAAGTTCGACGAGATGCCGAGCTCGAAGGCCGCGGCGGAGTGGTACCAGGCGAGCTCCGGGATCCCGCCGAAGCCCTCGACGGACCGGAAGGCGTCGATCCCGCGGGCGATGCGCGCGTCCTTGGCCGCGTCGGTGTCGTGGTCGGCGCCGGCGGCCGAGAGCCCGCCGTTCGTCCAGCTCGGGTCGTACGTGTAGCCGGATTCGCCCGCGCTCTCGGCGAGCCAGCGCGCGGGGTCTTCCTCGCGCGGAGCTCGCGCCTTCGGCGGCGGCGCGGGCGGGGCCGTCTGCACGATGCACGCGGTCGGCCGCACCGGACCGGGTTCGCGGATGTCGTCGATGCTGGCGCGCCTCAGCGTGCCGTCCCGCGTGCGGCCGGCGAAGGCGCGGTGAAGGTCCTGGACGGAGACGACCATCGCGAACGCGCGCTCCCACGCCGGCGTGTCGCCGTCGCGAATCGATTGCAGGTAGTCGCCGCGACCGAGGGAGCGCCGGACGTACGCGGCGAGGTCCGACGGGTCGAGGTACAGACGGACGAACTTCGCGAGACCGCCCTTCACACTCTGGACGACCTCGCCACTGGTCAGGATGTCTTCCACGCGGTAACCTCCTTCGTCCCGCCACGGACCAGGAGGCCGCTCGCTCACCCGGGCGGCTTTTCTGTTTCGGGCTGTCCGAGCGCCGTGCTCACGTCCGTCGCGCCGCACTTCGAGCAGGTCACCCGGTGCGTCGTCGTCCCCTCGAGCAGCGCGCGGAAGTGCCACATGGACGCGCCGCTGACGCGCACGTTCTCGTAGTCGCGCATCTTGAGACTTGGCCTAGACGTCGCGACGACTGCGCCCACGTCCCACTCATGCCGGCACCAGATGCGTTTCCACCAGGACATCAGCTGAACCTCCGAACGCTTTCGTCGCCGGCGGCGCGCGGCGGCGACTTCGTGCAGTGGAACCCGCCGCAGTTCTCGCACTCGTAGACGTGCTGACCCCACATGCGGGCCGTCTTCTCTGCGCGCTCGCGCGTGACGAAGCGCGACTTCCGCGCGCACGTCCGGCGGTGCTTTGCCTTCACAGCCCGCCTCCATGCTCGAGGCCGTAGAAGCGCAGGGTCGGCCCGTGGAACACGACCTCGACGCTCCCCGTCGAGCCGTTGCGGTGTTTCGCGAGGATGATCTCGGCCTTGTCAGGCTGGACGTCGTCGCGCGTGTCGTCCTGGTTCCGATCCTTGTCGTAGTACGCGGGGCGGAAAGGAAACACGACCGCGTAGGCATCCTCCTCGAGGGAGCCCGACTGCCGAAGGTCGTCGAGGCCCGGGCGCTTGTCGGGCTTCTTCTCGACGGCGCGGTTCAGCTGCGCGAGCTCGAGCACGGCGCACTTGAACTCGCCCGCCATCCAGAGCGAGCTCTTCGAGAGCCGGCTGATGGCGCTCTCCGCGCTCTCGCCGGGCTCGCGCTCGGCGTTCATGATGTGGATGTGGTCGATCCCGATGATGCCGAGCTCGAGCTGCGCGCCGTGCACCTTCCGGAGCTTCGCGAGCTCTCGCCGCACGGCCGCCCGCACGTCGCCCTTCGTGGCGCCCGGGATGTAGACCAGGCTGATGGGTAGCCCGCGGACGCGCTCTATCTGGCCGGTGACGAGTGTCCAGTCCTCGTCCCGCAGATCGCCCGAGTCGAGCCGCCGGTACGTGACGCCCGTCTCCTGGGCGAGGAGGCGCACCGCGATCTGGTGCACCGGCATCTCGGCTGAGACGAGGATGCCGGCGTAGCCGTAGCGCGCCGCCGCGACCATGCACTGCAGGACGAACGCGCTCTTCCCCATGCCGGGGCGGCCGCCGATGACGTACTTGTTGCCGCCCTTCCATCCGCCGCCGAGCTTCTCGTCGAGCGCGACGATCCCCGTCGGTATGACGATGCCGCCCGACTCCGCCGACGGTGGCTCACCACGGTACTTCGCCGTGATGTCCTCGAAGACGCGCGCGACCACGCCGGCGAGCGTGTGGTCCTCCTCCTCGTGCACGACGAAGCGTGCCTGCTCGAAGACGCGCTGCTCGGCGCGCTGACCGAAGTCGACCGGATCCTTCGCGTGATAGCCCTCGGCCGCCAGGGCCTTGAACGTGTTGATGAGGCGGCGCAGGTACGCGAGCTCGGCGACGCGCTTGCCGTGGACCTCGAGGTGCGCCGTCGCGGGGATCGCGTCTGTCAGCTGCGCGAGGTAGGGCGTGCCGCCGACCTGGTGCAGGCGCTCGTGCGTTCGGAGCCAGCTCGCGACTGAGACGATATCGACCGTACCGGTCTCCTCCTGCACGGCCTCGACGGCCCGATACACCCAGCAGTTCGCGTCCGAGTAGAAGTCCTGCGGGCGCAGGAAGCCCTGGACCTCGTACAGCCGCTCGCCGGCGAGCAGGATGGCCGAGAGCACGACGGCCTCGGCGTCCAGGTCGTGGGGGAGCATGGGGCTCGCCGTCACCGCTCGAACCCTCGGGTGAAGTCGCCGATGGCCTGCCGCGGCTCCTGGTTGCCCGCAGGCGCCTTCGCGAGCGCGTCCTCGGCCTCGCGCCGCGCCCGTTCGCGGTGGGCCGCCAGCGGGGCGGCTAGGCGCTCCTGCTCGGCGGGGTCGGGATCGCGCTTCGGTTGCTCAACCACCGCCGCGAGCATCCGCTTGCGCTTCGCTGGATCGCTCCAGTCGCCCGAGACTGCTCGGACGGCGCACTTGACCCAGATCTCGACCGCTCGGACGTCGCTCGCGTTCGAAGCCTGCGCGACTGACCACTCCGCGAGGGCTGCGAGGGCGACGTCGCGTGGGATGCCGAGGCCCAGGTCGAGGTTCGTCAGCGTGTCGTCGTCGACAGGGACCGGCACCGGGCAACGGACTTTTCTGCCTGGGATTTCCTGCCGCTGCTGCCGCTGGGCTCCGTCGTGCGCGCTCGCTGTCAGGTCTTCAGCAGCAGCTTCTCCAGAGAGATCTGGATCCGGATCGGGAACGGGATCGGGAGCTTCGGGCGTGCTTCGGCCTGCTTCGGACGTCTGCTTCGGACCCTGCTTCGGGTCTTGGTTCGACGTGTGCTTCGGCGGTGCTTCGGGAGTTTGCTTCGGGCTGCTTCGAGGTGGTGCTTCGGTCTGCTTCGGTTGAGCGGTCCCGTTCTTCGCCCGCCTGACCTCGGCGGACCGGAGCCCTCCAAGGCGGCCGGCCTCCGACTTCGCCACGGGCGTGCTCTCGGACGGCGGCGGCCCCTCGTCGGGCTGGTACTTCGCCCAGTCGTGGAACCGCCAGCCTCCTTCCTCGGCCTCCCAGAGGCCCTGCTGGAAGATGCCACCGCCCTTCGCGTCGACGAGCTCCTGGGCGAGCTTCTTCGCCTTCCTGAGGGGTAGGCGCGCGATGGTCGGGAGCAGCGCCAACGGAACGAAGCCGTTCGTGTGGAGGTTCTGCGGCTTTTTGCACCAGCACGCGGCCCGCATCCAAAGCCGGTGGGCCGCGTCGGATAGTGGCGCGACCTTGGCATGGTCCTCGAAGGCGTCGTCGATCTTCAGCCAGGTCACGCGATCCGTCCTCCTTCGCGCCGCATCGCTTCGATGCCGCGCTTCAGCACGGTGACCTCGACGAGCCGGCGCACGAGGTCGGGCTTGGTGCCGAGCCGCCGTGCGACGTCCTCCACCGCGCTCTCGAGGTCGCGGACGAGGTAGTCGGGAATCTCAATCGTTGTGGCGGAAGCGACGACGGTCAGGCGAGGCACACGGCGGTCACTCTGGTTGCTCATCGGTGCGGCACCTCTATCGAGTGGCTAATGCAATCGATCGTTTGTCCGTCTGAAGTCCAGAACGGACTAGGCCGCCGCCCCTTGAGGGACGACGAGCGCGTGCCCACCGAGGGCAGAGAGCGCCCAGTTGGCCACCACGAAGGCGTCGGCCTCGTCGTCTGTCCAGTTCGTGGGCATGCCCATCCGCGTCAGCGCGACGCGAGTGTGGGCCTTCACGTCCTTCTTCGGCACCTTCCCGAGCACGAGTTTCCGTGCCGACGCGGAGTGGACCGCGTCGACGAGAAGGCCCGCGCGCGTGACGAGCGCGAGCTTCACGGACCCACCGATCTCGCCGAGCGCGTGAGCGTGGCTCTGCCGCGCCGCGAAGGCGTACTGCTCGATGATGGCGGACGTGCACTTGTGGCGCGCCGCGAAGGCGAGCACCTCGCTCGAGATTTGGTGCAGGCGGCCGATGCGACGCGTCTCGGTCGCGTCCTTGGGGAGCGCGTGCCCGACGTGGTGTCGAGCGACGCGCTCCCAGTTACCGCCCCAGTCCTTCGGCACGGCGACCATGCCGGCCGCCGTGAGGGACAGGTCGAGACCAAGGACGACGTCGATCATTCCGCCGCCGTCTCGTCCACGTCCGACGGGTCCTCGTCGTCGGCGTCAGGTGCGGGCCCGCTCTCCGGGGGATCATCGAGCTTCTCCTGGAGGTGCTCTGAGAGCTCGGGCGAGGCCCAGCCGGTGGCGGTCTTCTTGGACGGCCCCTTCTTCGCGGCGCCCGGCAGCTCAAGCTGGCGCTCCGCGACCGTCATGGGGCGCTCGAAGATCTTCTCGTCCGTGTCGAGGCGCACCTCGACGACGGTGCCCATGCGGTATAGGTACCGGCGCTCGCAATCGACGTCGCGGTAGCAAGCCTTGTCCCGGATCTCCGTCGAGAGCCGGCGGAGCTCCGCGTCGAGCTCCTTGATCTGGCTCTTGATGTGGGAGACGGCCGCCTTCGCGGCTTCCACCTTCAGGTCGCGCTCGCTCACGATGTGGGCGACGCGGCCGGCATGCTGAGCGAGCTCCTGGGCCGTGAGGTTGCACCGCAGGTTTTGTCGGAACCGGTCGACGCGCGTGTCGGCCGTGCCGCTCGGTGGCGGGGACGAGATCTCCGTCGGCGCCGACTTCTTCGGCACGCTCTTCTTCCGCTTGGACTTCTCCCCAGACTTCTTCTTCGGTGCAGCCATGTTCCTCCGTCAGGCGCCCGCGGCGCCGGTGAGTTGCTTTCAGAGCCCCCCCGGGTGTCCTTGTCGCGCTCGAGCCTGCGGCGCCGCGCGGCGAGCGCCGACCGTTCGGTGGTCGTGAGCGCGAGCTCGTCGTCGTGGAAGTGCCGGTCGCAGCGCAACGAGCCGTCCGGCTTTCGCCAGCGCGCGCCCATGTGGCAGAACTCGCAGGGCCCGAGGATGCCCGGCGGGTACTTGTGCCGCGGCCCCTCGTCGTTCGCGAGTATGCGGAGCGGGCGGTTCACCGTGCTGCCCTCCGCTCGAGCTCCTGCAGCTCCTCGGGAGAGGGCCACGCGCGCCGCGGCGGCCTCCGGATCTGGCGCGCGGCGTAGCAGCAGAATGCGAGCACGACGGGCGCGAGCAGCAGCTCGATGACGAGCGAACGGCGCCGCTCACGGCGGAGCGCCTCCTCGAAGGTCAGCGAGCTCGAACGCATCAGACGACCTTCCAACCGCCCGAGGCGAGCTCCTTCAGGGCGCCCTGACGCACCTGGAAGGCGATGCAGGCCTTCAGCCGGTTCCGCTCGGTCGAGCCCGCGCGCCCGTAGACCTTCTTCGCGAGCGCATCGAAGTCCGGTTCCGGGTTCGCGGCGATCGCGGCGAACACAGCCTCCTTCACCGCGCCCCGAGCCGACGAGCTGCTCGTGGGCTTCTCCGACTCGTCGCCCGCGCGCGCCTTGCTCGAGCGCTTCGCGCGAGGAGCGGGCGTTGCGGCCGGCGACGGTACGGACCTCGTCAATGCCCCGAGGAGCTGCTGGACGAAAGCCGCGGCCTGCGCGGGGTCGTCGCACGTGATGGTCAGGCCTTCCTTTTGAATCGTGACGGGCATGGGTTTCTCCTTCTTCAGTCGTCCGCGATCTGCGGGATGGGTCCGTCGAACGTCGCGGGCCGGAGCTCCGCTGACTCGTACGCGGAGCCTTCGTCGCCCTCCTGGTCATCGAGGTCGTCGTGGTGCTCCTGCTCGTCGAGGTCCTCGTCGGGAGCGGAGTCGTAGGGGACGTCCTCCGTGCTCTCTGGGATGCGGTACGACGCGACCCCGAGGCGCTGGAGGCGACGCGCGGCGACGAGCCCCTCGATGATCCACTTCACCTTGGCGATCGTGCGGCCCGTCGAGCTTCCGAAGAGCGCGGTCGCGAGCGCGGGCAAAGGCGTGCGCTCGTCCTGGGCGAAGGCATGCAAGATGCGCGTCTGGAGCTGCGCCGTTTCGGACTGCTCGGGACGGGCCGGCTCGACGTCTTCGCCCCCACGCACCCGAGCCCTGTTTGCCGTGAGCGCGCCCGGCGCGACCTTCGGGCCCGGCGGACGGCCGCGGCGCTTCTTCACCGGCGTCGGTATGGCGGGCGAGACAGTCTCTTCCGTGGCCTCGACGACGTGCTGAACGAGCGGGGAATTGGACTGCTTTGGGTCCGTAGCGGGCTCAGGCTCGACCAGCGAAGTAGTCGGCGCGGCGACTTTCGTGGTCGCGACGCCCTCCGGATACTCACCCACGACCGTGGCCGCGAGGCGCACCGGCGGGACGTGCCGCGCCGCGACGTCCTCGAGGCTCCTCGCCGGCGGCCTCGCCGCCGCCGAGATGCGGGCACGGTCCCGCTCGAGCACGACGAGCTTCCGGGTGCCGGTGACGTGGAAAAGGAAGTCACGAGCATCGTCGAGCGTCTCGAGCTCGACCTCCATACCGTCCCAGCGGATGGAGACCGTCATGGTTCACCTCGCCTTCCGGTCCGCGTGAGCGCGCGCGTGGGCCTCCGGCCCTCGTCGCCCACGAGCTCACGCAGAGCGGTAGGCGCGCGCTTCTGGATCCTGAACATCGCGCGGCCCTCCACTTGGCGGATTCGCTCGCGCGTTACGTTGCAGAGCTCGCCGACCGCCTCGAGCGTCTCGCCGCCGTGCTCGGCGACGTCGAGCGCGCACGTCTCCGCGAGTTGCTCGACCTCGAGATCAGGGAAATGGAGCGTCAGGTTTCCGTTCGCCTGAACGTCGAGGAACAGGTGGTAGCGACACGAGACCCACGGGCAGGGTCGGAGACCGTCCGCGCAGTCGCCACGCGTCTTCGGCCGCAGCGCCTCCTCGTCGGGGGTGAGGTCCGGCGTCAGGACGCGCAGATGGACGCGCTCGTACTTCGGCAGTCGTCGGAGGTTCTCAGTCACCTTGCCGACCTCCCGCTTCCGCCGACTGCGCGCCTGGTCGCGCGTGAGCCCCCCCCCAGGCTGCGCTGAGACGATACGCGCGCGCGGGTGTGCCTTCGCGACGTCGTTCGGATCAGCCATGGCCCTCCTGCGCCTCGAGCTCGGCGCGCCGCCGCACCTGGTTCGCCTTCGCCCGGCGGAGCTCCTTCACGAGCTCGACCAGGCGCTCGCACTTCCCGGTGAGCTCGCGCTCCGTCAGCTGCGCGGCCGTACGCCGGATGTCGGTCTCGAGCCGGTCACGCTCCCGCTCGAGCCGCGAGACGTCCGCGGACGCCCGGTCGAACATCTCCCGGAGCCAGGCGACGTCAGCCGGCAACGGCCACCCCCCGAATCCCCCGAAAGGGGAGGTACGGCGAGGTTTGGAGGGGTCGACCGCTCAGAAAACCAGCGGAAAACGCGACCCCGTAGCGCCCTCTCTGGCTTCGAATCCTAG